GGCCATCATCTGCTCGGTTGCGTCATCCAGTTCTTTGACGAGGTCGAGCGCGTTAGGTGCATCACAAACTTTCGGTCGCATAAATTCCATTTCCTTTGGCTATCCCATTGAGTAGCCAACCTCTTGATAGTGCTCGGGTTCCGACGAGCGGTCACATCATCTGCAACTATATCCCGTATTCGACTACGGGCGCGGAACGCCTATATCTCTGCCAATCGTCCTAATCAAATACTCGCCACACACTGGTCCCGGATGCTCACCAAGCTGGAGGACAAGAAGTCGAGCCGCAAGCCTTACCCAATGTCACGGGATAAGCAGTCGATTCTGTTCGGGGAGTTGCCGGCGCACTTACAAACGATGGCTTTGTTCAAGGTGAGCAAGGGCTGTCGCGAGGAGGAGGTGTGCAAATTGAGGTGGGGCTGCGAGATACCGGTACCGGACCTCAGCACCCGGGCAGCGGGTGTCCCAGAGGAAGACCGCAAGGCTTTACTCGGGCACAAGAACGGCGGCATCACCAGCCATTACTCTATCGCAGAGCTTGGGGCAGTTGATCGAGGAGGCCAACAAAGTATCGGCAACCGATTCGCGGGGACCGGCGCTGACGATCTTGAAAAGGAAAACGGGATGATTCCCCGCAAAAGTCGCTAAGCATGAAAAAGCCCAACCTGAGAAGGTTGGGCTAAGTCATTGAATTATATGGTCGGGACGGAGTGATTCGAACACTCGACCCCTAGCACCCCATGCTGGGGCCTGTACACACGCAACCATCTGATTCATATAGAAAACAGCCCGTATCAGAGCCTGCAAAATACGGCGTTTCCGGTGATTTTGCAAACGGAAACACGTGGCCTCCAGAGGAGGTTTTGCGCACCCTGCCCCCTTTCACTGGCAATGTCGATTTATCAGTCTGGTGAAAGGCATGTCGCGATGCCTTGCAACCCAATAGAGAAAAATACCAGCGCAATTGACCACCTCAAGAGAGCGGCGTTACGTTTTCCGTCGACACTTTTTTCAAGCTCTCTTAATGTCTCCTCCTCAGCGCTTGGTCGGTGCGGCTTACCTTCCGTAGCAGCCTCGAAGTATTTAACGAATATCTCCTCCGGCAGAGCTTCTTGTGCTCTCTCAATCGCCAAATCCTACAAATCGATTCTGGTGGCTAGGCAGAGCGCTAAGGCCTGGAGCAGATACGACGAAAGATTAAGAGCCTTAATCACAGTCATGAATTTTCCTTGGGGTCAGGTATGCAGGCTGCGAGGTAATCGAAGGATTCAATCTCGTTACCCGCCGGAGGATGATATAGCCTCCCAGATCCCAGATCCCAGATCCCAGATCCCAGTCAGCCCGGGCATGTGCGGATTAGCTGGTGTATGCCAGATGCGCCTCTAATGGGCGTCTGGCGCTCCTGAAAGGCACTGTTTCCCCCTGCTTTCCCCGTCAATTGGTACAAAAAGTGGTACGAGATTTACCCCCCCCTTCCGAGGCGTTCTGCCGACTTTCACCCTTTTCCCACAAACTGCTGCAGGCCCTCATCGTGTACCGTACCCTCCGGGGCGAACAGGCCGATCAGATAGGCCTCTTCCCATTCGAGCAATCCCCAGAGTCTGGCGGCATCGGAACGCTCGAGCATTTCGTTCAGCTCTTCGGCGCTGACCTGGTTCCGGCGGCGCGCGAGCATGGCCAGTTCGACAAGCTTTCGCCGATGAGCCTCCGGATCGGTGACCAAATCATCGCGAGCCTTGATTGCGACCCGCCAATCAGCCAGAGGATTCTCAACCAAACCGACACCACCACGACTGGAAATAGAAAGCACCGTCGACTTCCTCAACACCCGTGATGTTTAAGCCAGTCGTCCCCAGCCCGGTGACCTTCGCGTCGAGCAGTCGCGGAAGAATGTCAGGTCCTGCTCCTGTCCTCATGATGAATGCCTCGACCGTTCCGCGGCCCAGGGTGCTGTTGCCTGATTCATTCATCTGGACGTCACCCTTTATAGGTGTGGCGTCTCTGACCTCTTTGGCAGTCAGCGCCACGCCAAGGCGTCGGCGAGGGGTTACAAGAAAATGCATGGCGGTCGCTCAATACTGTATATGCGTCCAGTTAATGAGAATCACAGGGCACGGGTCAATACTGTATGAGGTGATTTGCGACGGAGGGATCAGACGTAGATCCAGAACAGGCTCAGGACGATGCCTACCCAGGTGAGGGTCAGCAGAAAGGATAACCCAGCAAGTCGAAGGTCCATGGTTTCGCCCAAATCCGTGTGGGCGGCATTTTATGTGTATGGATCGTGACGGCAATGCTGGCAATATGGGCGCGATAGCAGAGTGCCCGATATGCCGAGTGGTAACCGCAAAGCGCTCCAAATAGCCTATACCCACAGTACAACTCGATTCCTTCAAACGGAGGCAGCGATGATCCTAGATCAAGATGACCTGCCAGGTTCAGTGAAGGCTGAGTGTCTCCGGATTTTAAAGTTAATAAATGACGCCAGTGATAACAATACTGTCGTTCAGTCTGGCTTGCTCGCCGAAGGTGTCGTGCGGGGCTTTGAGGTTTTAAGCGGGTTGTATGATTTTGAGATTGAAGCGCTGTATGTGCTATTCGAAAACGCCGTGAATTTACGATTAGGGGAGCTGAGTTGCACGGCATGCACTGAGCCGCAGAAGCTGATTTGGTGAAAAGCCCTAACTAGCACAGATTATTTGTCGGCAACATCGGTAGCTGACCGTCTGAAAGGCTGCTATTTTTCTCCCTGCGAGCTTTGAATCAGCCTGGCACACATGTTTGGAGGACGTCGTGAAACCGGACCGAACGGAGACTTTTCCCCCGGCCAGGGAGATCGTGATTGTCGAAGACGACCCCCTTCTACGAACGCTGATGACTGAGCTCCTCGTGGACGTTGAGGCAGAAACTGTGACGTTTGTTACAGCGGACGATGCATTGATGCATGTCGTGGAATCCCGCGGAAAATGCTCACTGCTCATCACAGACCATGGCGTTCCGGGCCAGATTAAAGGTGCGGAGCTCGCGTCTATGGTTCGACATAAATGGCCTGACGTACCGGTCATTCTCACCAGCGGCTACGAACTTGATACGTCATCCATTCCGGAGGGCGTGACCTACCTTCAGAAGCCATGGCCTATCAATACGCTGATAGAGGCTGTTCAATCTCTGTTGCCCGCCACGATCGCCCGCTACTGACTTGTAAGATTGCTCGCAGGCCCATCCCGCTATTCGGGCGGCGTCATAAGCTTTTGCCAGTTCTCCCGCTCTTTTGTCAGCGCGCTGGAACAGGTCGGAGAGCACCATTGCGGCGCGAGTGGCTGTTTCGCTTCGCTGGGAAGCGCCGGGATCGCCGGTGGTGCAACTTGCGCTGGCAGCCAGTTTTCCTGCCTGGTCGCGCACCCGGTCGCCAGCAGCATCAGCACTGACAGCGTCAGCAGTCGCAACAGCCTTTTGTTGTCTCGCATCATTTCCCACCTGGTTGACCACCGTCTGGCGGCGCTGTTCTTCGGTTCGGTTTTCGGTCGTGGCGGCGGCGAGACCTTTCGCCTGTAGCGTCTGCTGATCAGCCCACTTCAGCTGCCAGCGCGCATCGGCCACCGATTCGCCGTGGTGATAGGCACCGTAGAGAACCGACGCGATGATGAGCAGGACCGCCAGCACTCCGCCGATCTTCAGGTAAAGCGCAGCGGCTGGGCTCATGGCACGTCCCTGAAGAAGATGTGGTGCCCGAGCTTCAGCGTCTGCTTCGCCTTCGCAGCCCAGGCCGGTGGCTTCGGCATGGTGGTCGCGTAATAGTGAGTCGCGCCGCCGGTTGGGTCAGGCTTCAGCCCACCAATGACCTGCTCGGCAGCGAGACGACACATCGTGAACTCAGCCGCGGGGATCGGCTTCGCGCCACTCAGGTATGGATAGTTCGGGTCGTTCTTGTTCCAGCAGCTGAACTGGTACGGCTTCTGGCAGACACCGGTGTAACCCTCGCCCCACCATGATTTGTCCTTGCCGTCGTCGACACGGTTGCGGATCGACCAGGCCACGGCCACCATACCCGCCAGCCCCTCCCCGCGCGCTTCGCCCCACAGGGTGCGCGCAAGCACATCACGATCTTTTTCAGGGACGTACATCAATTTCTCCAGACGAAAAAAAGCCCGCACTGAGCGGGCGAAATAATCCAAGCACACGTCATGAAGCCGCGGTTCTTTCATAGTGCTGTGAATGTGTGTCCTCTGATACAATTCGAAAATCAAACAACAACATGTACCAGGGAAGGCAAAAACCTTGACCATCAAGACAGGTCTTTTGACGCAGTCCGCCGGAAAAAACAATGCACTCGAAGGGCTCCGAGGCCTAGCGGCGTTGATGGTCGTCCTCTCACACTGCGTGTTTACCTTTTACCCGTACTTGCAGAACTGCAATCCGGAATTCATAAAACAGCACTGGGAAACAATTGCAGTTCACTTTCCTCGTACCCTTTACAACGGGGGATTCGCTGTCTGCATTTTCTTCGCCATGAGCGGTTACGTCTTGTCGAAATCTTACTTTTCAGGCAATGGCAAAAGTTTAGAAATCGCTGCAGTCAAACGCTACATAAGGCTCGTTATACCTGTGGCCGCTTCGATACTTGTCTGCTACGCCATGATGAAGATGGGGCTGCTGAAGATCGAGACCAACGAATTACCGGGGTTCATAACTCAGGCTTACCAAGGCGAGCCCGTGCTTGCAAATGCTCTAGTAGATGGAGTTTGGAAGTCTTTGATAGAAGGCAACCAGACTTACAATTATGTGTTATGGACTATTCGTATCGAATTCTTAGGTTCGATGCTACTTTTCGCTTACTTAGCACTTTTCGGAAGGTCTAACTTCGGATGGGTCTACACCATTCCGGTCGTCTATATCATCCTAAGAATCGACCATGCTAATGCTGCGTTCTATGCTTTGTTCTTTGCAGGCGCCTATTTGAATAAAGCGGGTGAAAAATTCCGCAACCCTGTGACGCACACATCGGCCATGGTTATCGGTCTGTTCTTGGGTGGGGCAAGACCCTGCACCTCCGCATATAATTTCATCATTGGAATTGAACAGAATATTGGTGCCATGTATTACGCTCCGACGGCGCTTGGCGCACTGCTTGTAGTCTGGGTAGCAGTGGCTGACAATAGCGTATCAAGATTCTTCTCGTTCAAGCCCTTCGTGTGGTTGGGAGCAAAGTCGTTCTCTCTTTATTTGCTTCACACAGTCGTCCTCTCATCGGTAGGCGTGTTCGTCTTCACCCACTTACAGGCATTTAACTTGTTTTACCGCGCGGGGGCGGCAACATTGGCGGTGCTGCTGGTTTCGATTGTGGTGGCGATTCCGTTCGCCAGATTCGTAGATGACAACGCAGTGAAACTCGCGAACAAGTTCGGCCGCCTTGCATTCAGAACTCGACCTGATTCTGTGATCGGCAGAACAACCGTCAGTTAGGTGCCAGGCCCTGCTCAGGAACGTCTTCTGCCGTGATCGTCACCTGGGCGCGGTACGTCTTCATCAGTTGCGCGGTACGAATCAGCGACTGGGGGAAGGCGCCGAGAATCTCGCGCGCTTTGGCATCAGCCTCTGCTTCGGATGCGTACTCGACCTGGTTGTTAGGGTCGAACGAGTTGCTGCCATTGATCACGATAAAAGGCATATGAATCTCCATCATTTGGTTTGGTTTGAGTGGTGAAGCAGAAAGCCGCGCCTCACCCGTACGGGAAAGGCAGGACGGTTGTTGCGATTACCAAAGCCAGCGGGTATCTGTCTGTGATCAGTGGTCCCATAGATCCGGGGACGCTCATCAACCCGCCGTTGTTCATGTTTGTTCCGCCGCCGGCTGGACCGAACATAAAGCTCATGCCGTCCACCCTCCCGTATGCCCCCTCGGACATGCTCACGATTTGAGGGTTGACGCCGGTAAGGTCTGGAGACCAGTACCCGGTGGCGCCTCTTGAGTAGTTCAGGAATGCCGCATACTCGACGCCTGCTGGCAATGCGACGTCGACTACGTAATGCGCGATGGCTAATGGGCTTTGTTGTGACTGTAGAACTATTGACTGCCACGCGCCGCCCACATAAGGACCCTTGTATCTCCCATATTGGTCGAGCTCTGCCGGGGCTGGAGTCTGGATCGTATAAAGGATATTTAGCGGCACCTGGAGCGAATTGAACGAGATCGAACCGTCAGCCCTCCGTGTTTTGAGCCACGGCGGATTTCCCGGAACATTGTCGTTCATCAGGTCGAAAACGTAGGCCTTCGTGTTTGTGTCGCCACCGTTGTAAAAAAACTTCACGGTGTTCCCTGATCTGGCGGTTCCTTGCAGGCATCCCTTGCCAACTATGAAGCAGATGGGGTTGACCGCATTTCCCACCGTGATCGAGAACATCTGGTCGCCCCCGCTGGACTGCGTGTAGCTCGCGCCGTCATTGGGGTCAAGGTTTGCCGACCGCAGGTAATATCGTCCCCATGATTCATCCGCTTGCAGGTACCCGCTTTTTACCAACCCATGGGTTATGTATTGAGTGTCGAATAAAAGGGTTCCGTCTTCCTTTCTTACGAGCAGTCCAGCCATCAGTAATATCCGTAGAAGATTCGACAGTTTGCGGAGAAGTATCCCCAGCCATTGGTGTTGTAGGAGTAGGCCCAGCTCAGCGCCGTGCCGTTGAGCGCTACAGCAGGCCTCTTTCCTTTCTCGCGCTGAAGATCCACTAGGGGGACGACGACATAGTAGAGCTGCTTACCCGCCGGGGGCGACGGCAGCGTTGCACTGCCGTTGGCGCCGTTGGTATCGACCCAACCTATGTTCTGGCTGAGCCGCATCGTCATGTTAAGGATTTCTTGCCCCGCCGGGTTTCGAATGATCAGACCGGTCATTTTTTCACACCTTCAGTTCAAGGATGGTCACGCCTCCGGAGGTCGCGAACAGGCCGTCCTCCCGCAAGATGATCGACTTGCCATTGGTGGCCTTGTTGTTGATGGCAATTGCGCCGGTGTTGTAGTCGATGATCATCACGGGCACGCCGTAATTCGTCAGAGTTGACGAGCTGATCGATTGACCGATGATGCCGTTCGCAATAGTCGCCCTTTTGATCACCGCATCAGCCATAAACACCTGGCCGTTCTCGATGATGAAAGGTGACGACACGTTGCCCGCGACGTCTCGAATCACCGCAAACCGGTCAGCAGCAACGATGAACTGCGATTGCAGGACACCAGAGCTGTTATCCAGACCAATGCCGAAACCGGCGACGTAGTTAAGGCCGTTCTGAGCCAGTTGGAGCCGGACGCTGTAGGCGGCCGAAATCTTCCCGGCAGAGTCAGCAATCGTCGTGGCCTGCTGCTGAAGCTGGGCCGTGTTGTTCCCCACCGACGTTTGTAACCCGGTGATGGACTGCGCCTGCGATGAGATAGAGTTTCCCTGCTGAGTAACGGTCGTCGTCAGCGAGCTCAGGCCGGTAGCCTGTGCCGAGAGCTGGCGAGCAGCCTGCCCCGGTACAAAGTCACTGGCCGCCGTCGCATTGCCGATCTGGGTTTCCAGCATGAAACCGTCAAAGAACGTGTCAGCCACTGCCGCAGTGCGGTTGGGGAAGATCACGATCACGCAACGGTCAACCAGCGCGGCAGGCGCAGTGAACGCCACGCTGTATCGCGTCAGTATCGTGGTGATGGCTTGCTGGCCCACTTCAACCTCGGTGGTTCCGCCTGCCGATGTCACGTACTTGATGCGCAGTCCGACGCTGTGCGCTACCGATCCATACGCCCAAAAGGACAGGATGTATTTACCGTTCGGCTTGAGTCTGAGGTTGTAGTCAGTGGTGGACGACCCAAGGTAAAGGTAGCCGGTTGCTGACGTCGCCACCGAGGCCTTGACCAGGTAGCCGCCTGTCGACGTTGCTAGGGCGATTGCGCTCAACACTGCGCCGCTGCCTGCCGCCATAGTTGGCAGCGTAGCTCCGAAGGTTGTGAACTCTACCGGTAGGATGTTTGAGCCCGATCCGCCAATAGCGCCCACTGTGTTCTGCAGCTGGGTTACAGCACCAGATGTACTGGTGATGTTGCCCTCGGCAGCGGTCACACGGTTGGTCAACGTATCAACGGCCGAAGCACTCGCCTTCGTCGCCAGCCCGCTGGTAGTGCTGTTAACCGCATTCTCCAGGGTGGTGGTGCGCGTCCCGATGCTGGAGAGCGTGGTTCCTTGTTGAGTTACCGTTGATTGAAGCGACTGCACTGCACTGGAAGTTGCCGCTTGATCACTCGCAAGCACGCCGCTGTTGTCCTGCCATCCGCTAAGCACAGATCCACTCTGCATCTGCGCCCGGTCGTACTCTACGAACCCAGCACTGGGAGTACCGGTGGTGTTGGTGCGCATCAGCATCTCGACCCCTGCGGTCCCAGCCGGAGCCACTCCGGAAACGGATACGCGCTGCCAGTCCCCTGTGGCGTTGACGATTACAAAGGCAGTTCTCAATAGCAGGTTGGCCACGCCTGCGTCCCAAAACTCTAGCGCCATGTATAGCCGCAGCCCGGCGGTTGCCCGGAAATAGACCGATCCCGTCATCGACTGCCCGGACGAACAAGGGGGAAGTTTTGTCGACAGCATGTACAACTGCACATAGTTGGCGACGGATGACGTCAGGCCAGTCATGTCAAAACGTTGTGCCAATCCGGCAGGGTCAAGCGTTGACTGAACCACGGAAATCGTTCGGGCTGCGCCTCCCGTTACGCTCCCGCTCCACCCATCTGCAAATCCGCTCGCGCCGCCTGATCCCTGCCTGTCGAACGACGGGTTGTAGATCAGGTTTTGTCCGCCCATATCTCCGATGCTGTTGTTCAGCGTCGTCAGCTGACCACTCACGCTCGTCAGGCCGGTTTCAGTCTGGGTTACTCGCGCGGTCAGCGCTGAGGTTGCCGAGGCTTGTGCAGAGATCTGATCGAAGCTGTTCCCGATCACAAAGGTCGACGGCTCGGTAACGCTGCCTACTACCGATTCAAGCATGATTCGGTCGTACCAGACAGTGCGCCCGGCAACGCCCGACCTGTTCTGCTGCATCACCATGGCCATGCGGTTACCAGTGAAGGCAGCCGACGTCATGTCGAGCACAGCGGAATAGCGAACCCAGTCCGTGGTCAGCGTGAACAGGGGTGCTGGCCCGGTCAGAGTGGTCACGTTGTCAGCGAGGAAGGTTCGCAGGTAGCAGCCCACCTGATGCCCAGCAACATCGGCTTTTGCCCAGAATGAAACGATGTACTTCTGACGCTTGAACGACATGTTGCAGGAAGCCAGGGTGAAGTCCTTCGCCAACAGAAGTGCCTGGCCTGTGGCAGTGCTCCACGAAGTGCTCAACGCGTAGCCTTTCAAGGCTGCCGCATCAGCAGTAGTCACCTTTGTTGCACCGCCGTTGGCTGTCATGTCCGGAGGGGTTACACCAAATACCGACATTTCAGCGGGCAGCAGGTTTGTGCCGGCCGCCCCCATCTGACTCAGCGAAGCGTTGATCGTAGTGATCGCACTTCCCGCCGCCGTCAGATCGGTACCCTGCTGGGTAACGGTATTGCTCAGTGCCTGGACAGTTGAAGCCTCAGCCTTGGTCGCCACCTGCGCCAGAGCGCTGGCAGCAGCCGCAGCAGCATCCGTCGCCGCCTTGTCTGTAACCGCGTCCCACTTGCTCCCCGTCCAGCGTTTTGGGGTGTTCGCGTTGTTGGTGGTGTCGATCCACAGGTTCTGCGCCAACTGATCGGCAGCGGCCGGCGTCGCCGACTGAACCATGACCTTGCCCTTTCCTCCCGCCAGTGTGTTCGCCGCATTCGCCGCATTCTGCGCGGCGGTCACGTTCTGGTTGGTGGTCGTCAGGCTGCTGTTCAGGCCGGTGATCGCCGTGCCCTGGCTGCTGAGGGTGTTCTCGGCAGTGGTGACACGGGTCGTCAGGCTCTGAACTGCGGTCGAAGACGCTTTGCCGTCCAGCGAGGTTTGCAGGCCGGTGATCTGGTTCGCCTGGGCGGTGTTCACGCCCTCAATGCTGGTGATCTTGGTTTCAGCGGTGGTGACGCGCGCGGCAAGGCCGTTTGCTGTCTGCACTGCCTGGCCAACGTTCAGCCAGTAGGTGGCGTTCGGCGGTGGCGTGTTGAGCGGTACGTTCTGGGTCGCCTGATAGATGACCCCGTCAGCGCCGAGCACGCCCTGCCCAGCCGTGTAGGTCTCATCCGCCTTGTACGGCATCGAGTCAGCCAGATCCGCGATCTGATCGATCTGCGCCTGCAGCTCGTTCTGCACCTCGGTCACGGTGTTGCTGACGTCGGTGATCTGATCGCTCAGATCGGTTCTCACCTGGTCAAGACGTTCGTTCACCGAACCCGGGCCGTCGCCGCCGATCTTGCCAATCTCCCCCAGCAGTTCCTGACCCAGCTGGCTTTCGGTGATCTCGCCGGTCAGGTAGTCGAGGATGTCATCGGCATCGGCGCTGGCCTGGCCGTTCACGGCAGTTGGAGCTTCTGGATACCACGGGCCGACGTTGCCGGTGCGGTCGACGAGGCGCGCCCAGAAAAAGAACGACTGACCCGCGCGCAGGCCCTGCATGGTGTAGTCGGATTGTGGGTAGGCCAGATCGGCAAGCTTGGTCGCGCTATCTAGCTGCGGCGCTTCGCTGTACCAGATTTCTGTCCGCTGGGTGTCCTCCGCACCAGCTGGAAAAGTCCATTTCAGACCGATACCGAAGATCAGACTTTCCGTCGTCAACGAAGTCACCGCCGGCGGCAAGCCTTCCTTACCGTTCAACTGGGTCAGCACCGACGAGCGCCATATCGACGAAATGTCGTAAGCGCTGACCGCTCGTACGCGAGCCAGGTACCCGCCCGAGTAGATGCCGGTGATATCGACGCTCGTGTTACCAGTGCGCTGTACCTTGATCCAGTTACCGTTGTCCTTCCGCCATTCGACGTCGTACCCGACAGCGCCGTTTACGGCAGGCCAGGTGATGGTCATGGTGGTGACAGCGATACCCTGATCGATTGCCGAGTTAGAAGTCAGCGTAACGCTGGCAGGCGCCGGAACGACGGTGATCGGAATAACGCTGATCGGCCGCTCTTCCAGTCGAGCGCCGGTGTCGATGTAAGCGAACTTGCTCGGCTCGTATTGCAGCGCCGAGACTTCATAATCGCCATCGGTTGTGCGTTTGGTGCTCAGCACGCGATAAAGCGGGATCGCCAAATCATCTGCGTCGAGCGCCCACTGCAATTGCGGACTCGGGGCTTCGCTGTAGGCCGTGGTCACAGTAACCGCGCGTCCAGCGACCGACTGTACGGTGCGCCCTTCGGCCTTGCCGCTCGCCAGGTTGATGATCAGCCGATCTCCGGCCTTGGCTTGAGTGTCACGATCCAGTGTCACAACTCGGCCAGCCGCAGTGGAGATACGTCCGCCGATTTCTCGGCCCGCAAGCAACGAGTCCGCAACCGGAATGATGTAGCCAGGCAGGGGGATTGCACCTTCCATCCCGGTCTTGAACGTAACGGTGCGATCCTGGTTGTTGCTCATCACCGCCCACTTACCGCGGCGCTGGGCTTCAGACGCGCGGGTGCAACCGATGGCGCTGATTTCGACAGGCTTGTCACCAAACCGACGCTGCAAGACCGGGTCGGCATAGGCCGTCACGTCGGTGTCGTAGTTGTTCGCTGGATTGTCGTAGCTGACGATCGCCCGGGTATAGCGAGTCTGCGACGAGGCGCTGCCATAGGAAAACTTACCGTCGATGACATTGGCACGCGTGAAGACGTAGTCGAAGTCTTGCGCGCGCGGCATGTCGGCCTGCATCACAAGTTGGCCTTGCGCCCAGTACGTCATCCCACGGTATATCGCCGAGATGTCGCGCAGCAGCGTCCAGGCCTCGGCCTTACCTTGCAGGTTCATATCGCAGAGAAAGCGCGGCTCTAGTCCGCCGATGCCATTCGGCACCAACTGATCACAATACTGGGCGATTCGATAAAGCTCCCACTTGTCGACCATAAACGGCTTGATGCGCTTACCCAGGCCGAAACGATCTACCGTACAGACCCCGAATGTCGCCCACGCGGGATTGTTGGTCCACGCCGACTTGAAGGTGCCATCCCACACGCCTGAATAGCTGCGCGCGACAGGGTCATAGTTGCTTGGAACCTGCCATTTGCGCCCGTTGCAGTCCACCGTCACGGCCGGAATGTTTGTGAACTGCTCGGCGTCGAACTCGATGTAGAGGAGTGCCGTGTTCGGGTAACGCAGTTTCGCGTCGATAACTTCTGTGTAGCCGGCGACCAGCATGGTATCGGCGATCTTGTTGGTGTTCTGGTTTGGCGTGATGCGGCGGACGCGGATCTGCCAGCCGGACATAGCCGCTGGTAAATCGATGCGGCGCGACCGCTCATAACGGGTGGTCGTCTTGCCGTCGACCGCCTCGTCCAGGACCTGCTGATAAGCGCCGCCGTCCGTGGCAACATCGACCGCGTATTCGATTCGGTAGCCACCCACGTTCCCATTTTCATCCTGCTGCTGGAGAGCTGGCCAAGCGAAACGCAAGCGTACGGCGGAAAGCTGGGTATTGGTTAGTGAGCGGACCCAAGAGGTGTCGCTGCGCAGCTCGACGTTCACCGTCGTTTCATTCTCGACCGACGGGATGCCTGGAATATAGGATTGGTCCACCGCGCCGGTACGCCATTCCCACTTCACGTTCGGGAAATTGACGTTGCCGCTGGCATCGTTGATCGGCGTGTTGTCCAAATAGAGGTTCGCAGCTGTCGGCGTTCCGTCGAACTCACCTTCGCCCACAGCGATCAGGAGTTTGGCGAGGTTAGTCGAGCGCAGGCTATCCGCAGCCTCGGTGGGAGTTTTGGGGCTGCTGCTGCCGCCCTTGGCGCCACGGATGTCGATTTGTTCAACTGCGCCCATGCTTTTCTCCAGGCATAAAAAAACCGCCAGTCGGCGGTCGGGTAATCCAGTTCAGAATCAGGTTTTGTCTTCGGCGTAGATCGATGCGGAAATGATCGCGCCACCCCATCGCCGGCGGCCGATGCAGATCGGAACCGGGTTGCCGCTGGCCGTAGTGTTCTTGGCAGAGCCGAAGGCGTAGGACGGGAGATTTTCCGGCGCGGCACTCTGACGAAGCCCTGATGCCTGAGGGCTAAGCATCTGGATCACGCCGCCAGCTACAAGAGCGACACCAGCAGGAGCCAAAGAAGGAAACCAGATACTTGCCACAAGCAGCACTGCACCCAAAACAGTTTGCAGAATGCCTGCTCGCTTACTGCCCTCAAGCACTGGGGCGATCTTAACTTCCCTGGTGCCGCCCATATTTAAGCTGTCGACCCCAACGTTCTGCCCATTCCGGAAAACAGCAAACCTCATCCCTAGTCTGGCGAGTCGCTTAATCTCCTCCTCGAAGCCCTCAAGCGTGCAATTTAAAGCTTTAAGGGCCTCCCACGCGCGCCCGCTGTCAAGCTGACGGCGGTGCATGCGCCCAAACTTCTTTCGGAGCGGACCGGTGAGAATGATTGTGGTGACTGGGTCGAACTGCGCAGCTGTTGCGGCCATGTTTGCTCCGGACATAAAAAAACCGCCCTGAGGCGGCTGTTTAAAATTCGTTTAAAGACAGGATCGCACTGCCGATTCGACCGCGCTGCGTCCCGGCATCATGGACCAAGCCATACGCTGGTGGAGAACAACTGAACTACCGGTTGAGGTCTTGGTGATGTCGAGCATCTCGTCTGCCATGTTGTTACTGGCTACAAGCAGTCGGTATCCGTTTTCGGTCTCAGACATCGTTGAATCGGTTCGAGCGTTCTGCCACTTGGGGAATACGCAAAGGGCGTAACGCTTCGGATCTTTCCTGGTGGAGGCTGTGATGCTTGGCTCGTTTTGCACCAGATCGCCCGGGCCGACGCAGCCAGCCAGCAGGGCAACAGCCAGCGCCCCTATCAAAATTCGCATGATGATCCCTCATTGAGAAAGGGCCGAGGGTAGCACCGGCCTGTCTACCCATCCAGTGTGGACAAAAGGCCAGTAACAGAAATGATACAGCCCGTAGTAGCGTTGCGCCTCCAACGAGCCGCGTCGGTCCGTTTGCGTGCAAGCCCATGGACCGGGGCACCATGACCTAGGAGGTCGATGTGTCAGAAAAGTCACAACTCCAGCTTGAAGCGCAGATCAACGCATTGAATCTTCTGCTCCAAGATGTGTATGCCAACATGTATGCCATGCAGCCGCAGAACATGGCACCGGCCAAAGCCGGGATCATAAACACCGTGAAATTCAACTGGCGCCTGCCTGAAGGTGCGACCGAGGCTCACGCGGACCATACCCTCAAGCTCCAGCCATTAGTCGTCGGAGAGATAGAAAGATTTTTCTCAAACGTGACTGAAGTGATGGCGAGCTTTCAGCATCACAAATAGGATTCGAGAAATAGGCTACAGGTCCAGCTCGAAATCCGAGCTGAACCGTTTGAGTCTGGATGCTCATTTAGAACCTCCGCGGCCTCGCCGCTTACTGTTTCGCGTCTTTGTGCCTGAGGATCAGGCGTGTTCGATCATGCCAGGGTCCGCCAAAGACGATAACCTCGGACGGCTTGCCGTACATGTGGTGAAGCAGAAATGGTCCAGCGCCGTGCACTGCCGCTGACTCGCCTGGCAGCCCCGGATCAGAACCCAGATAGATACCGGCATGGTTCGGGTGCTTCGTCCGCCCTACTTCCATCACGACCATGTCGCCGCGCCGTGGCGTGCCAACACGCTCGAAGCCCGCTGCCTCATAGGCCTGTTCATAAAGACTCGGCCCATCGGCCTGCTCCCACCAACCGTCCTCACGCTTGAAGGCATCGAACTCCAGCCCCCATTCGCGCTTATACCAGTCAGCGCAAACCTGCCAGCAGTCCCAAGCGCCGTGCACGAAGGGACGCCCTAGCAGCGGTGTGTGACCAGTGGGCAAGATGGTGCGCAGATCACCTTCCGGCCAGCTCAGAATGTGCCAAGGCAGCTCGGTCGCCTCACACATTGCGAGATCGCGCGGTGACGGCCTGCTGGTCGCGTCCGGGTGCGAGTGAACGATACCGATCACCTCGCCTTGGTCTTCCGCTGCTGCGTAGTCTTCGGCAGCGATCCGGAACTCTTCGTTCGGGTCGGTAGCGGTATTGGCGCATGGTATGTATTGCTGCTTGCGGCCAATGCTGATCAGCAGTCCGCAGCTCTCGCGCGGATATTCTGCGGTAGCATGTGTCTGCACCGCTTTAAGAATGTGTTTGAGCATAATCAACTCCGCGCAATCAGCGAGACAGCCGGGAAGCCGCCGAAGGGCAATTCGTTGTTGGCGCCCCAGCGCGGTTCACAGCCGGTGGTGAGCAACCCATTGCACTCATCGAGTTCAGGGTCGCCAGTCGGATTACCGTCCTTGTCGACGTACGGACCGGTGTAGCCGCAGTTTGGCCCACGATATCCGCCGGTGAGGCACCAATGGCATAGCGTGGTCATCTGGCGCCCGATCGATTCGCCACCCACATCACCCGGGCTGGCGAGCTCCCACGAAACAGTTTCGCCGTCCTCGTTGGTCTTCTGGTCCAAGTACCAGACTTCGATGGATTCCTGAGTTGGGTCAGCCTCAGCATTGCCTGCGGGGAAGTTGGCCGCGTCGATGTAGCGAGCCAACGTGTGCCGCATGGTCAACTTGAACTCAAGCAAGTCCTCGAAAGCCAGGCACAGCGCAGTAATTCGGCCATTCACGTTGCCAACTGACAACGTGGGACGCACTGCGGTCCCATCGCCGTTTGCCTCGATGCCGTCGATCTGCATCGGCCAGGCGCCGTATTCTTCTCCCTGCCACCAGATTGATTTCGCCGGCATTTGGTCGGCATCGGCACCAGCGGCGAGCAGCTCTGCTGCGGTGTACGGGATCGCATGGCCGTGGAAACGGAGCACATCGGCTCCGTAGTCAGACCCATCCAGTTCAAAAAGAAGGATTTCGGCACCAGGCTCTAACTGCTGCAGTTCAGTGATCAAGCTCATGGGTGATACGCCCTTTCAAAGGTTGCCGTGAGCGCAACGATCCCGCCGGGTTTACGCTGTTGCCGGAATGTCTCGCAGCGGTACATCCCCAGCACGCCCTCAGGCGTGGTCCAGAGAAACGACTTGGCACCGCCATGCCGCCGTATAAAAGCGAGAATGGGGACGACCTCATCGCTTACCCCCCCAAAGGTCAGATCCCAGCTCTCTTGCTCGCTGTTCAGTCCATCAGTTGAAACTTGAACGTATCCGTCGCCGAATTGAGACTTCCTTGTCTTGAGAGTGGTGTCGCTGCTGGGCTCATCGTCGGGCGACCAGGTGAATGTCTCGATAGCCATCAGCCTCTCCCGATACTATTTCGGTGGCTGGTACCGCCGGGACGCCAGGAATCGGCAATCGCCTTTTGAGCAGTGGCCACCATTTGCTTCTGCATATTTTGTTGAAGCGCAGCGGGATCCAGCTCCATCCCATCAGAACTTCGATCCGGCACCGTGAGGTACAACGGCGCATCGACCTGTACTACCGTTCCGCTGGCGGTAGCCCCACCAACCATACGCACGCCTAGGGACCCGTCCGAAGATCGCACCAAAGGCATGATCGCCTCGGGCCCGGCCTCGCCCATGACTCCAGTGCCGCCTCCAGCCATACCGAACGCCGTTGGCGTGTTTACGATGCCGTTGGTGAACGCCGCGCCGTTGGCGAACATCTGTATGCCGTTGAGCCAGGCGCCGCCGTCGGCCTGCTGAAAGTAGGTAGATGAGTAACCTGCTTGGGAGGCGCCCAAATTAGACGACGTAGCCCCAGCAGACCCGGCCGCCAGTCCGTTACCGCCCCCACCGGTGAAGTAGTTGAGACCTGCCCCGAATAATGAACTGAGCAAAGAACTCGATGCTTGTCGTGCGGCGATTTTGGCCATGTCGGCCAGGATCGAGCGAGTGAAATCACTGAAGCTGAATTTACCCGTCGTCACGAAAGTATCGATGGCGTCATCCATGGAGCTGAACGCCGAAGTAAACGCAGATTTTGTTTGTCCTGCGACATCTCTCGCAGCATCGGCGTAGTCCTGAAATGCTGACCTCGCCCCCAGTCTCCAGTCGCCCTGCGCCTCATCGACTTTCTGATAGCCTTCCACCATCGCGTCGACCTGCAACGCACCATACTTCTGCGTCAGCGCAATCTGATTCTCCAGCTCCTTTTGCTGCTTGTCCGTGGTAGCCGTGGCCAACTCCGTGCGCAGGCTCAGGACCTTGTCGTTGGTTTCTTTTTCCAGCGCGAGCCGTGCCTGGGCCCTTTCGGATTCCTTGCTGCCCATCCCGACAGATGCGACCAGCTGATCGTAAGATGCTTGCGCATTGGCGAGTTGCCGCTGCAAGTCGGCTTCATATTTCAACGCTTCCGCCATGCCGTTGGCAGAAGCAACAGCCTGGTCGTACTGCTTCTGCAGCCAGTTGAGGCCTTGGCCGTACTCTTCCGTCGACACCTTCCCGTTTTGGTAGAGCAGCCGAAGCTCCGCGATCTTCTTCGCTTGCTCGTCTGCTGCCGCGCCAATAGGGTCGAATTGCTCTTTCAGCTTGGCATAGCCGTCAGCGGACGCCTTGAGTTGCTGCTCTAGCTTACTCTGCGCCTCCTTGCTCTTCTGAGTCGCATCAGTGGCATCCTTGTCGGCTTGCTTCTGAGCGTCGACGGCCTTGGCGGTTTCGCGGATCTGCTGCGCTAACTCGCTCTGGGGATCAATTTTGTTTTCGGTGATGAACCGGTCAGCTTCCTCCAGCTTGGTCTTGTCTTTCAGCGTATTGAGCTGTTTGTCCAAGGTCTGCTGGTAGTTTTTCGCTGCGTTCTCGGCGGCAATATCAGCGTCGGTCTTTCCCGTGGTCGACTTGGTGCTGCCGTCCAGTTGCTTGCGATACAGGTCCTGACGATCTGTCAGCAACTTGGTTTCGACATCGAGGCTGCTGACGCTGTCGGCTTGCTTCACCCACCCATCCAGAGTGGACTGGGGAATATTCAGTTGCCTGCCGACCTGCAGGATGGTGTCCGACAATGGCTTACCGGCGGATCTGGCCTTGTCGAGGCTGTCCGCCAGCGCGGTGAACTGTTTCGATCCTGTCTCGCTGGAGCGAGGGCCAATCAGGGCCCGTTGCATCGACGTTCGCAAATCACCAAACGCATCACTTGCGCGCTTCGCTGAGTCCCTCTGCTGCTCGGTTACACGAATCAAAGCCCCTTGCTGCTGGTCGCGCGTGAGCTGGTTGAATTCCTTGCGAACTTCTTCCACCGACCGTTTCAGGTCGTTGATGTCCGCACGGGCTGCCTGGGCGTGCGACCCCATGGTCAGGAATGCGACGCCGACGCCGATGGCAAGCGCGGCAATACCGGCAGGGCCGCCTAACAGCGACAACAGAGAAGCACCGGCGCGGGCCAGAACGTTTTTGGCCGCCGCTGCCTGTGTCTGAGCAGCCGCGTTTGCAGTTGTAGCCGCAGTATCGCGGGCCATTGCAGCACTGGAAGCGGCTGTCGCCGCAGCGAGCTGGTTCGATGCGGTGGCGGCCGCGGCCTTTGCCGCAGCCAAGTCACGTTCGATGGCCGCCAGCGCTGCCGAAAAGCGAGTCTCCTCGGCGGTACCAACTGCCAATCGTGCCTGGTAACCAATCTGCTGCTGCGCCACCTGTAGGCTTGCAAGCCGTGCAGCGGCCTCAGCCTCGATAGCCTGTGCAGCACTGTATGCGGCGACCGACTCTTTCAGCTTGGCCGCAGCCGAACTGGCCGAGGCTGCTGTTTCTTCCGCTTTCGCGATGGCCGACGCTTTGGTTGCTGCGATGTTGGTTAGCATGGCCTTGGTGGCCACGCCAGCAGACGTCACAGCATCAATAGCGAACTTCGCAAATGCGGCCGCCAGCTTTCCGCCCAGTGCAGCCACCAGTACGTCGACATTTTCTGCGAGGAAACTTATCGTTTCGCCGAGCTGCTTCGCACCACCGTTGTCCCGCATTTTTTGCAGGCTGTCAGTAGCCTGCTCGATACCCGGCAGAAGGCCGATGGTGATTTGGTTGGTCACACCGGCAAATGTCGCTTTTAGCCCTGAGATCGCCTGCCCGGCCGTTACCAAGCGGTTGATGTTGAACTCCGAGATTACCGAGCCAGCATTTTCAGCCTGGTCTCCAAGAGCCTGAAACTCTTTGCCGTTATTCCGAAGCAACGGAATTAGGGCGGTGGCCTCGTCAGCCATCGACTCCATATAGGTCGTGACTTGCTGTTGATTCAGCCCTGCCTTTTCCAATGAGGTGTAGTACAGCTGCAAGGCCTGCGGACCAGATAGATTGGCGAACTGCCCCGCAGTCACCCCGATCTGAGGCGCGATTTCCTTGAAGAAATCGGCCATTTCACCGCTGCCACGCTGAAGGAATTCACCGACGCGGTCGTTCGTGTCCTTCAGGATGTCAGAAAGCTTTTCCTGTTCAACACCGACTGATTTCGCACCGTATGCCAGGCGCTGAAAGTCCTCGACGGAAGTATTTGAAAGCTGTGCGAGATTTTTCACCTCGCGTGCGTAGTCGATCGTACTACTGGTGAGTGCTACAAGACCGGCAATCGATCCCGCAGCCGCAATGTTACCCGCGCCGATCTTCTCGAAAGTCGATGAAACGGTTTCGCCAACTTTATCTGCGCTGCTATTCAGCCGATCAAAAGCACCATCAACGTCTGCAAGACTGCGATCAATCTTTTGAGCCGTGCTGGCAACAGCACTTTCCGACCGAGAAAGCTCTTGCCGCAGTTGCGCGGTAGTGGCCTCGATCCGAACGAGCATGCCTTGGACGTCAGAATCCGCCACCTATCGGTCCTCCAATCAAAAATATCAGCCGTTGCGCCGACCTGTGAGTGCGGCGCGCAGCTTTTGCGCCACGTCGACAGGCTTCTGCGGTGGTGGGGGTTGTGTGGAAGCACTAGCAAAGGGGCTAGTCATACGCGCCCATTCAATCTTCGCGTCCATCGCGATGAACAACTCAGGGAGAGGCGTATGCCAAGCAACATCAGGAGTCCAGCCGAGCCAGCCGGTGGCCACCGAGTACAACCGATCAACGTAGCTCCCTTCCTCTACGGCGCTGATGCCCTCGGCAGCTACTTTCCCAGCTTACCGCCGCGCGGGTTGTACAAGGCGCCGAGGAATTCAATCAGTCGCGGTGTGAGCTCAGCTACGCCGTGTTGCCAGACGGCCTCAGGAAGCCCTTCCGTCTTATCAACGGCGAGATTCGCGCCAGCTGCGATGACAATCGCGGCGGCGTCGACACTCACCGCATGCAGCGCGGCGGACGCACCGCGCAGGCCGTTCAGGCGCGACTCAATCGCCCGAACGGCCGCCAGCGTTGGGCGAAGCTCGTAGGTGACGTCGCCAACGACGACGTCAATGTGTCCATGAAGAGTTTTGCTCATGCATCACCTCACGCGGCTGGACCGGCTGCTATCTCCAGCACATCCGAGTTGATGCCGATGGTGATGTTGCGACGCACCACGTTGTCGGCCGCACCTGCTGCCACAGTATTGTTCATGACCTTCCCACGGTAGTAGTAGGTGGTAGGAAGAATCGCCGGGGTTGCCGCTGGATCGCCATCGTTCAGAGTGATTTTGAAGTTGTAGTCACCCTTGCTTCGATCTTTGTGCGCAGTCTTCACCGCGTTTTGGCCAGCGTCACCATTGTCCAGGCCTACAGCCAAAGTCATGTCGCCGGCATCGGCCGTGCCCTTGTACTTGCGAACGCGACCGTCACGCAGGGAGGTAAACGTAACGGAGCTGAACGTGTCGCCAAACTCACCAAGGTCTTCGATCTCGCCGATCTCGACATAGGTGTCAGCTTTGAACTCGGTCTCAGTTGTTGCAGCAGTCTTGCCACCAATCGAGATTCGGCAGCCGGCGGCTGTGTTCAGATTGTCATCGGCCATGGGTAGTCCTCCAAAGGCGCATTGGATAAGCCAAAATCGGCTGGGTTAGTGAGTGGTGATCACGCGAACGGTCACAGAGCCTTGATAAGTCACCCCATCTGGCTCTCTCTGTGTTCCTGCTTGGATAACGCGGACAGATACGGCTCGACCGATGGCGAGTGCCATCGGTCGCTCATCCAGAGCATCGACGACCTGCCCCACAATGAGTTTGGCCTCAGCCTGGCCATGGGCATCCGACCAAACGCTCAGGTAAATCAGCCGTGACTCACGCTTGCGGCCTGCAATGGGCCGCTCGTTCGTGGCGATTTCGCGATCAATCGAAACGTACGGCATTGGCGAATCCATGGGTGCCCCGTCGTAGACGGGAGCGGAAACTTCAGCAGTCAAGCGCTCGTATAGCGCCTGCTGCAGGGCCACCGAAGGATCAGGCATCGCTGGTGGCCCTCCTCAACGTTTCATTCACGGCGGCTCTGATGTCAGCCAAGACCACCTCCCGGTTTACCTGATAGGCAGGCCGCAACCATGGATGGGCCGGGCGTGCGGGAATGTCCGGATGCTTGCCGAACCAATGAGAGCCGTCTGTTTTAACAGTGTCTCGCTGATTGCGGTTTCCCGCCCGCTTGCCGCCGATGTATCCCTTCGTTCCGTACTCAAGAAACCGAAGGTAGAAAAAGCGCCGGTAATTCTTTTTCCCGCGCAGTCCGATTTCGGCGTTTAAACCACTTCGAGAGACAAAAACCGAAAGTGCAGCAGCAGCCTCACCAGTATCGCGCGGTACCAGTTCTTTCATCGTGGCCAACACTCGCTGTCCAGCCTGTTCCATGGCAGGTTTGAGATGGTTGTCCATGGTTTGGTGAATGGCGCGAAGCGTTTTTCGCAACTTGAAATCGCCGGAGAGGCGGGATCGCCGCGCCATGATCAGCCCTTCTCTTGGGTTTTCTCGGGCTTCGTTTCCTTCGGCTGCTCTACTTTTTCAACCAGCCCGCGCCCAACCAGGTCGTCGGCAGTCTTAGCGTCAACCGTGAACTCCTCGCCAGGCACACGATCGCCGACAGCGCCAGAAAGATTTGCTTTGGCAATTACTTTCATCTGATACCCCTATGGGTTAGGAACATTTGAACAGAGAAGCCGCGTCATGCTCAGATCGTTATCTGGCAGAACGGCTTCGATGAGATAGGTCACCGCTTTACCGACAAGCCGCTGCCCCGCCAGAAGATCTCGCTTTGTCCTGATTCTGATCTCAGCGGTGATGACGGCTGAAATCGACTCGGCAACTGGAGCCGTACGCCCGGTTGGTAGGGTGATTTCAGCCCATAGCTTTCCGACATCTTCCCAGCCTTCAGCGAAACCGCCGGAACCGTTTGGCGACCGGGTAACAGCCTGGCGCATGAGATGATGCCGTAGCCCCCCGGCCCTCATCAGACACCCATCCCGATTCGATACGGTGTAAGCAGCGACCGAGACCCGAGTGGCAGTTCGGTTGAGCCAGCACCAACCACCACATCCTCCCGGTTCGAGTAAAGGCTGCCCAAGATGAGCAAGCAAGCTGCTCGGACTGAGGGGTTGATCACGATCGGATCAACGCCGGCAGTTCCATCCAATACGGCTTCGCCCAATAAATCAGGGTCCGCATAGAACCGGCGATTCATGAACTGCGCGGCGCTATCCTCGGCGGCGGAAAGGAGCAACTCCACATAATCGCGGTCATCATCATCAGCGCGCAGGTGCTGCATGCCTTGATCAGTAGGAATGGCGTTCATGTCAGGCCTTTGGATTTTTGTCCGTAGCTAGGCTGGCAAGGATCAGCTGGTCGGCATGACGTTTGGGAACGCTGTAGCCGGGCCCACCTCGGCGCTTGATCTCGCCATCGTCCTGGTACGAGCGCAGCGGAAAGACTTCGACTGTCGTGACCGCCTGCTCCCCTGCGGGCTGACTCTTCGGCTCGTCCTCGGGCTTGGCAACAGAGCGACGGGCGGCTGCTTTCTTTTCTTCGGTATCAGTAGCCATAAACAAGTTCTCCAAAAGGCGCCACTCGGGCGCCTAGGTGGTTGGGTTAACCGCCAGCCGCTTCGGTGAGCGAGCCGGTGACGAACGCTTCTGGACGATACACGGCGAACGCTAGACGCTCTTCCGCGCGGATGGTGACCATGTTCTTCTCGAAGTCGTCGGCGTTCTCGGTCGAGATCAGGATTTCGATCTCCATACGATCGAGGATCTGCGCGCCCAGGCGGAAAGCGCCGGTGAGGAAGTCGTCCTGCTGCATGGCCTGAGTCGAAACGACCGGTCGATTCCACAAACGAGCGGCGGTACCCTCCTGCGGCTGACCCACGATGTAGCGACCTTCGCCGTCTTTGGTTAGCTCGATTGCCGCCCAGTCAATCGGGTTCAGAACGATGCCGTCGGCTGGGAACTCGGACAGTTCCGCTTGCAGGAGTGCCAAGCGGATGCGGTCAATACGCTGCTCGCCAGCCACGACGATACCTGCCGGGGCGGCGTAGGCTTCGGCCAGTGTCATCAGCCCTTGCAGGTTGGCACCGGTGCCGTTTCCGTACAGCAGCTGGACCTCTTCAACAGTCAGCAGACCGTAGCGTGCACGGGCATCGATGTAGCTCTGCAACGCAGCGGCATCGTCGAGGATCTGACGACTCGCTTTGAACAGGTGCGCCAGTGTGCGGACAGGCGCATTCACCAGTTCGAACGTGAGTTCGGAATACGGCTTGGCCGTGTTCTCCGCTACCGACTTGGCGTTGTTGGTAAAACCGGTCTCGCGAACGTACTCGTACGAGTTGCTGGTGGTCGTACCTGGTGCGATCAGGTCCCGAATCGTCAGGCGGCGTTCAGGCGGCATGATGATTTCCTGCCGGCGATCAGGCGCAACCAGAGAACCACCGGAGGCCGGTACGGACGTAATGGCGGCGCGCGGCACGGAGACTCGGCGGGAGCCACGAAACGAGGCATTTACGTCCTGCATCTGCTCGCTTGCCACTACCAGCTCACCAGCAGATTGCTGCCGCTCACCACGATCACGACCAGAGTTTGCGTTGAGCAGCTTTTGCTCCGCTTCAAGCATACGAGCCTGTAGCTCGCCCTGCTTGTTCAGAAGTTCATCCACCTTAGTACGGGTTTCAGCCTGCATTTCGCCCGAGGCCTTGATTTCCTTCTCGGTGCGCTCGGCGTAGGTTTTGATCTGATCGCCGACGGCTTTCAGATCGGCTTGGGTTTGCTTCTGCGAGGCTTCGATTGCAGAAAGATCTTGAGGCATGGTTTTGTCCTTTCAGAAATGAAAAAACCGCCATTAGGCGGTCGATGATCAGTGGCGTTGTCAGCCGTTTAGCAGCTAGGGATAAGTCCCCGGAGTGCCGACGCCTGGTTTGCGGTTTCTTCAAACGCGGATACATCAAGGGCAGCGCTAGGCATGCCCGGCACGACAGCGCGAAGCGTGTCGCCGCCAGCAGCTTTATGCGTGCTGGTCTTGATTTCAGAAATCAGCTTACGGCGCTCGCTACGGGGCATGCCGGATTTGGCCAGCGCAGCGTCTAGCCTGCGAGCGGAATGCGCCTGAGCTCCGTCCTCGCTTGGAGCTTGCTCAATCTCCTCAGCAGAGATCAGGCCGGTAGCGAAGCCCTTCTCGACGGCGTTCGATCCATTCATGTAGGTCTCGGCGTCAAGCATCTTTTCCACTGCCGCTTCGTCCAGGCCGCTGGTGTCTGCATACAGGCTGATCATGGCGCGGTCGAACTCTTCCATCGTGTCCGCCAGTTCGCGAATCGCATGACGGTTACCGGCAAAGTAGGTCCAGCAGTTGTGGATCATCAAGAATGCTGTCTTGGCAACCTCACGCTTAGCACCCGCCATCGCAATGACGGAAGCTGCCGAAGCGGCAAGACCGAGAACCTTGACCGTCACCTCCTGGGAATGGTCCAGCAGGCGGTTGTAAATCGCGATGCCTTCGAACATGTCTCCACCCGGGGAGTTGATATAGACAGTGAGCGGATTATCGCCGATGGCCCGTAATGCAGCGTCGACGCGCTTCAGAGTCACACCCTCGCCATACCAGTCCTCGCCGATCACCCCATACATGGTGATGGTGTTGGTCCCTGCCTCCAGCGCCGCGCGCAGGTCAGGGTTCCAAAGATCGAGCGCACGCGGGCTCAGCTCACAGTTGAAACTGCGCGCTTTCACATTCAGAGGCATGGTTACTCCTGCGTCTGGCCAAGCCAGTTTTTGAGGGCTGCTTGAGCGGCCTGCCCATCAGATGACTGGCCGAGTTGATCAATTGGCGCCAGGTTGGTTTGCACGGTGAGGACCGAAGCATTGCCGCCGTGGCGCGGGAGATTTTCCTTAACGCGGCATTCGTCACGGGTCATGATCCCGTTCTGCGTCATTTTGCTATACCACTCCGCGCGCCCGGTGCTGTCGGCCTTCAGGAAAGCTTCCAAAGAGAACTCTGAGTAATACGTGCGCCGATCAACAGGACTCAACAGCCTCTTGTTGACGCATTGCTGGATCTGACTGGTGACAGAACTGATGCAGAAGGTCAGGAAAGCAATCATCTGCTGCTCAAGCCCGGTTCCCCAATTGCTGCCCGCGTCGGTCTTACCCACCATCCAAGGGGGAACGCCGAACCACCGGCAAATTTCCTCGATGCTATGGCCCCGCGACTCCAGCAACTGCGCATCCACTGGATTGATCCCGATCGTTTCAGCTTTCACGCCCTGCTCAAGTACCGGGGATTTACCCGCGTTCATGGCGCCGGAGACGGTTTTTACGTATTCGCGGAACTCGTCGCGCTGATCGGGCTTGAGGATGCGATCAACGCTGAAAGCAACCGTGGGCAGCAATCCGTTCTTGAAGGTGCCGTTCGCCGCATCATCGGCAGACATCGCCGAGCCGAACACGTCTGCACCGAAGCGGATTGCCGACATACCTACTCGACCATCTATGCTAAACGCCGGAATATGCAGCATATCCACACGAGCAATCTGCCTGCGGGCGCCTTTCTTCGGGCGGTACCAATATTCAAGACGCCCATCGTCGTCGACCTCAAGATCGACGCGGGAAGGCATCAGGAAGTCCAGCGCGATGACGCGGGTGCCGGAGCGGTGAATCTCGCAGTACGCGTTGCCCCAAAGCAACATCGAAGCAACGACGGCCTGCCAGAACTGAAACGCAGTCATGTCCTCATTGGGGCTGTTGTGGATGACGTCATACAACGAAAAATCACGCGCATCTTCACGATCGCCATCGCCCTTACGCCGATAAATTCCCAGCGGCAACCCGGCAACCGAAGTCGAAATAATGCGCACGCAGGCCCAGACAGTGGACAGTCGCATCACGTTGTCGACGTTTACCGCTTTGCCGGAGCTCGACTGTCCACCAAGCCAAGATCCCCAGAAACCTCCGTCGCTCAGGCGTATGGCCTTTCCGGTCCAGTCGCCGAGCGACTTCATCGGCTTGGCTGCAGCCCTACCGAGAACCAGCGAAAGAGATTTATTCACCTGCCAGTCCTTTCTTGATGAAGCCGGAAATCATGAACAGCGATGCTGCGGCAGCGATCAATGCCCAGCCGGTGCCGAGCAGCGTAAACACGCCACCGACAAGCAGGCCGAACCCGCCCAATGCAGTGAGGATAAAAAAAGCCAGTGGCAAGCTCATGCGATGATCGGATTCCGAATTGAGTCCATGAATGAGTCGGTCGTGTTTTGTGCTGCATCAATGAGCACTCGACCGATCGCCATAATCAGCGCCACTGCGCCATCTATCTTGTTGTCGTCGCCCTGTTTGATTGGCCGGACGACGTCGTTGTTGCCCGGTAGGTTCTTGCCGATCACATTTGCCACGCACCAGGTCATGATCGGATTCCCGTCATGATGGAAACGTCCCGACTCTATCGCTGCTTCGAGCTCTTTCATCGGGTCAGACATGTTGGTGTAGTTCTGGGTGATCGTGATCGGACTGAACCCCTCATCGTCGAGTTCATGGCTCAACCCCGTCGCGCCGAATGGGTCGATTGGTGATTCCCGGAGCGGCGCGTGGTGATTGGCTTCTTTGGTGTCTTCGAGGATTTCTCGATAATCGACTTCGGCACCTTCGGTGACATCAAGATGCTGGGAGTTGATCCAGGCTTGGAACCGCTCGCTCATCCGCTTGTTGTCACTGTTGAAAGCAGTATCCTCGGGGACCCAAAACTTTGGGCCGACGCTGTAGTAGTGAATCCGCCCATCAATGACTCGCCAAAACAAACGAGCGCGTGAGTTCATATCGAGCTTGCGCGCCAGGTCGAAGCCCGCGATCCACTCTTGCCCCGCGAACTGGTCCAAGGTCAGCGAGGTGTCTTCGCAGGATTTCCAGCTTTCCATGTTGAAGAAGCCGGACTTCGCACTCACCCACAGGTTCAGATGCTTGGTCTTGAAAGTGTTGGTGAAGCGCGCAGATCGAATCGCCCTGGCCTGCTGGCTCTCCAAGTACTCCTGGAACACCGAGACGCCATGATTTGGGTTGGCCTTGGCCAACATCTTTGGATCGGTCCAGTCGTCCCCTTCATCCAGGGTCCAGATCCATCCGAACAACTCGTCATCGGGAACCGTGCCTTCGAGCATTTCGATGACCTGGCGGCGCTTGTCGTAGCAAGGGCCCTCGATATCCGCGCCTGACGTTGTGATGATGAACATCAGCGGCTGTCGTCTTGCACCCATGCCAGTCAGCATGGTGTCGTACTGCGCAGAGGTACGATGTTCATGGTACTCGTCGACTATCGCGCAACTAGGTGAAGCACCATCGCCAGGGTCACCAATCAGTGGCTCGAACCGGCTGAAGTCCGATGGTATGTTCATGTTCGAGGCGTTAACCTCGATGCCCGCCGCCTGAATCAGCATGGGCGACTTGCTCACCATCAGTTTGGCCGGGCGGAACACCTCCCACGCCTGCTTCTCGGTGGTTGCGCCGGCATAGACCTCAGCGCCAAATTCACCATCGGCAACGAACATGCTGATGCCGACGCCAGCCGCGATCACCGACTTGCCGTTCTTGCGCGGCACCTCCCAGTAGCTTTCGCGGAACCGACGGTGCCCGCCCTTCTTCTTCACCCAGCCGAAGGTGACGGCCATCCCAAATAGCTGCCACGGCTCAAGCGTGATGAGCTGGCGCTTGAATGCCCATTCGCCTTTGGTGTGAGGCAGGAGCTGAATCAGCTTCAGCTTTTTCTCAGCCTTGGCCGGGTCGAACTTGAACCGATATCCGCGCTTGCGGCTGGCAGCAAGGTCGTCGAAATGCCGCTGTATGGCCTGGTGAATGTAGCGGCAGGCGGGCACTTTCCCCCTGAGCACAGATCTACCCCACGCCATCGCCCGGTCGACGTTGGGGTGCAGGGCTTTGGTCATTTATGAGCTCAGTAGTTGGGCAAATTCGTTCGTGGCTTTCTCTTTGTTTCCTCCGATGATGCGTGAGCGACTCGCGGGGTCCAGTCCGAGCATGGAGCCGAACGTCACCATCTGCCGCATCGATTCATTGGCTGCGGTCAGCGCTGGATTCTTCATCGGACTGCCTTGGGACGATGAGACCACGATGCCGAACTCTTGCACCGATTCTTCAGCCATGCGCCACTTGTCGTAGGCCGTGCAAAACGCCTCGACGTTGTGCAGATCGGTAAGCGCGATGACGTGCTCCCGCAACAATTCAGGCACCAACATTTTCCACATCGTGGCGGCGCGATCACTCAGCCACTCCGGCGGATCGATGTCCTTGGTTACCTCAGAGAATTTCGGTTCAGCCGTATTCAACGCCCGTTTGCCGGGGTTTCCGGCCAATGCTTTTTTGGCCGTCGGCTTGGGTTTGCGACCACGGCCGGCGACCGTGGCGGTGCCTCCCATCGCGCAACTCCTGAACTTTTAATTTCGCGGGTGTGAAAATCAGGTTCGAGGGACGGTGTCCGTATGAATAGCCCCTAACTTTTGGACCGCCCCCCACCATAGGCATCACCTATCGCACCATATCGGTGCGAGCTGCGCCATGTTTCCGTCGGGTTGCGGACCAGAGGTTGCCACCCTTCGGGTTACGACGGTTTCCCGCCGGCGCCGAAGCGCGCCTCTCGTTTGGTCTTTGCCTCATGGCAATCGTGATTGATCGCGCGCAGGTTCGACGGTGTGTCGGTCCCACCCTGCGCAAGCGGAACGATATGGTCCACCTCATGCGCCGGTCGGATTCGGTCGAGCGATTTGCACTCCTCGCATTGGCAGATGTAATGGTCGCGCTTCAGTACCTGGTCACGCAGCCTTCGCCACGGCCTGCCACCACGACCGGAACCGTTACGAGTCGACCACGGCTTGGCAAGGTGGGCATGCTCATCGCAATACCGCGCATTGCGGGTCAGCGTGTTGCACCCTTGGGCGTTACAGGGCTTCTGGGGTCGCAGGGGCATGAAAACCTCAGTTAACCGAGTAACAGCTGCGTCTGCTTCAGCGCGTGAGCGTGGAGCACTGCGACGATATAGCCGTTGGGTAGGCCGCCAGCCTTCGCTGCATCGAGCGCGGTGGTGATGGCTCGGTCGAGATGACCGACCTCAGCGTTCACATCTACAGCGGGCGGCGTGACTGGGGCTGGCGGAGGCAACATTTCTTTGGGTTTTCTTGGCATGTCTGATACTCACTATGTTCTCGCGCCATGAAACGGGAGCCTCTGAAAACGTGACGCGACTTGCTATGCTCATCGCTACATCGAGAGGTTGGCATCATTAAGGAAATCGTTATGGCATTGGATTGGCACTCGGTCGCTCTCACCCGCAGCACCCCGCTCGACGGGCACTACCGCAACACTCAAAACGTCCGGCGATTCCTGATCTCGCAATGCGGGAACGGATTCAAATTTGATCGGCCGTTCATGGCATGGATCAAGGGCAATAAAAACCTGACCATGGGTGAAGTTGCTGATGAATGGATGCGCCGGAATCGCTAATCTCCGTCCGGCCTACTTGCTCTTGCTGCGCTGGATCTGCGCGTCGACCTGATCAGCGCAGGTGTCGAGCAGGTTCACCGCCCGATCCTTCAGTGCCCAGAGGTCACCGTTTAGTGCCAGGTCATTATCGCTGTCGCTGATGCGCTCGCACGGGACAAGCTCAGGGGGCTCGATCCTTACCGTTGTTGTCTTTACCGGTGCTGGCGGGTTTGCCCCGCAGGCCGTCAGGCAAAGGCTGATCAGCCCACTTGCGAACAGCCGGGCTTTTGCGCTTGAGGTCTTCAAAGTCTTTCCTCGCCTTCAGGGCTTTCTGTTCGCTGGCCTTGAGCCGGTTATTGAGGTCAGCCTGGTAGGCAACGTTTCTTGCAGCCTCGGCGCGCAAGGTGGTGATCGTGGCTTGGCTTTCGACGTTGGCGGCAAGCGCTTCGGTCTTCGCCTTGGTCTCGATTGCCACCTCGCCTCGCAGCGCGATAACGCGGTACTGCTGGATGCCCACAAGGAGCAATGCAACCAACGCGATGATCACAGCGGTAGCGAAGGCCTTCATGGCGTTTCTGCCTTGCGTCCAAGGAACTTGATGATCAGTTCCCGGATCGCAGTCACGCCGATAAAACCGATCGCACCGCCGGCGCCGACTGACAGGCTGGACGGCCAGGCCATCCACTCAATCACGCTGCTGGCCGACAGGCTCAGGCCACCGCACATCAACGCCTCAAGCAGCACGCGCCACTTATTCGCTTCCTTGCCCTCATAGAGCACACGAAGCATCGAGATGGTTGCGGCCATGATTGCCCCCTGCCAAAGCGGCGTAGAGAGGATCAGCCAGACGTGCGCCCAGAAGTCAGGTGTTTTTTCTGGCATGTTCGTCGACATCCGACAGACCACCCTTTCGGGATCGGAAAAATGAAAAACCCGCACTTGGCGGGGATTGGTATTCGGTAAGCGGATCAGCGGCGATACAGCATTCCGCCTGGGCGAAGCTCGCGGATGATGGCGCTTCGAATCTGATCCTGTATCGCGACCGTTTTTTGAAGCTGATCGATCTTCGCAAGGCGAGCGGCTACAACGCCCTCCAAGGAGGCTACTCGGCTTTCCAGAGCTTGCACGGTTGCTGAATCCGCCTTTTCAATTTTGTCGATCTGGGCGGTGAGTTCTTTACCAAGTGCAGTTTCGCTGATGGTTCCGGCGAGCATGTCCAGGATCTTTCCGGCATCTCCCTCGGCCAGAGCCTTCTCGAAATCGCTGGCGGGCTCGTTGTTTTCGCCCGTCACCCTTGATGTAAGCACTGACGTAGCGTGTGCAGCACACTTGCCGTCACCGGCCAGGCCTACCCCAAAACCTGCGACATAACTTTGGCCGGCAGGAGAGACCGCAATCTTTGCCGCATAACCCGGTAATGTGTTGCTCAGTGCCGTCACGCCAGCATCCTTGACCAAGGCATCGTTGATGAAGACCTGATCGCCCGAAACAACGAAAGGCTTATCGATATTGCCCATGCGGATCACCACATGGCCGTCTCGCCAGAGCTCTATTTGCTCATTGCCGAACAGGATTCGGGTTCCCGCATTCGCGGCTTTCGCTTCACGCTCAGATTGCTCCTCTGCCGTTTCAAGGCGGGAGTATTCCAAAGTGGTGCGCCACTCGTCCCAGTCACCTTCATAGCTCACGTTGAACCGCTTGATCTCTGCCGACTCGCGAAACTCAGCCGGAACCTTCTGCAGTTCCGCTTCCCAGAACGCGAGAAGGTCACTTGCATTGGTAGGCAGGCTGGAGTCCGAGTAGTCGGCAACTTCAATCGAAACGGTCTTCTGCATGATGTGCTCCAGAAACGAAAAAGCCCCGGCAAATGCCGAGGCTCGAAATGGTTTGCGTGTCTTCCCACGCTGCCCGCCAAAGCCACCCGGAGCATCAGAGCTGCGGGCGCTTTGACTGCCGGTGTTATTTCCGTTCGCCGCACTTCCGGCTATCGACGTCCAGGCCTTGCCCGAGGGCCCACCCTGGCTGTGGTTCCGCACACCGTCAGGTGATCGGTAGAGATCAGCGTCATTCGCAGAACTCCAGAAACGAAAAACCCGGCGCGAGGGCCGGGTTCGGTATGTTTTGACTGTCGCCGCGTATCACCGCACGCAAGATCGACATGATGGAAGGAATTTACGGCCAAACGGCCATCTTGGTCAAGCGGCGTCCACGAATATTTGTTCTGCGTCGAATATCTCGGTGGCATGGATGACGGCAGCTTCCTCCAGAGCTTCCAAGCGCTTATGAATGCCGGTGCGCCAGTTGCGACGAGTGCGTTCAGGCGAACCAGCCGGATCCCAGGTGTTCATGTCGTAGAACTCGGTGGGCAGCACGATCATGTCAGTGGAGCGCTTGCCGGTCTGCACGCCTTTGAGCTTTGGGATCGCCCAAGCCGTGAGCGCCTTATAGATGAACAACTGGGGCGCTGGCGAGCTCATGCGGGATACAAGCCTGCCGATCGATGCGACTTTGTTCGCCTTGTGCGTCGAGTACCTGGCCACCAGAACATCCCAGTGAGCCTGATCCAACTCTCGATGCAGCAGCGCATACAGGCAGCAGTCATAGTCGAACTTGTCGCGGACCGAGATGGTGCTTCCAGTACCACCTTGGCGCGCGTCTGCGTCGATCAGTTTTTGCCATGACTGCTTCGTGCTGTTGTCGATGTTGTCAGCAGCCAGCACCCGGACCAAAGTCCCCATCACGTCTTTATAGATGCCCATCGATCAATCACCCGTCCAATTCGTGCCGCCGGCGCCGCGGCGGTTATTCTGTTCGTACTGTTCGTGCGCGCCGCCTTGGGCATGGCGTGCACGGTTCAATTCGGCGGCCATGTTGCGCAGCTTCATGTTCAGCTGTGTCACCAAGTCCTCGAGCGGCAACGCATCGCCGGTCGCCTGACATACCCAGCCCGATGCATGACAGTTGGCGCAATCGAGCTGGTGAAACACACCACTGATGACGCCAGTGCCACGGCAGGCACCGCACTCCATCAGCGGCTTCAATTCCTTGCCGAAGGCCGGGCCGTGAGTCTTCTTCATTGCCCACCTCGGCCTTTCTTTCTGTTGAGCCACGGCCGCGGGGCTGGGCCACTGGTGAGCGGAATGCTCCAGCCTTGAACGGCACGGCCAGCACTTAAAGCAGCGAGGCCAGCCCCGGAAAGAGATACCGCCAGCGAGGCCAGCAGAAGTGCAGATCGACCATTTTTCATGCTTTTGAAACCTCGCCATTCACAATGTTAGAAACGGTCTCGCAGCCCGCGCCGTTTGCGGCCTGCGCGGGGTTTTGCGAATCTTCATATTGGGCGTCTGTCAGGTTGTGGATTGCTTTGAATCCACGCTCATCTAACCAGTTGTGCCACTTCTCCAGGGCTGCCAGACGCTGCGCCCGAGCCTGCGTATTGATGTAGGTGCTGGCGATTTTGCCCAGCGAGTGGTTCAGCAGCATCTCGCCGATGTGCCCGTCGATGCCCAGATCGGTCCATGCCGTGCGGGCCACCTTGCGCAGGTCGTGACTGGTCCACTCGCCCTGCCCTATGCGGGTGAACACGCTGCTGGCCTGCCCTTCGCTCAGTGCCCGACCGCGACGTGACGGGAACAGGTAGATGCCTTCGTAGCCCTGGGCGAGTTGGGCGGCCCGGTACCGGTTCAGCATGTCCTTGGCCTGGGCGGTCAGTGGCAGCCGGTGCTCGGTTCGGGTCTTCGTGTTCTCGGCGGGGATGAACCACTCTGCATTAGTGATCGAGATGTCGCTCCAGCGCGCCAGTCGGGTCTCGCCAACGCGCGTCCCGTGACACAGCATCATCAGCGCCAGCATCGCCTCGCCCGGCGTCTGCTCGAACAGGTCGGCCAGCATCGGCACCACATCCACCAGGTGCACGCCTCGCAGCCGGGCTGCCTTGGGCACGATGCGCGCTTTGGTGAAATCGACAAACTTCAGTCCGGCCATCGGGTTGCTGTCGATCAGGCCGAGTTTCTGCGCCTGGCGAAACGCGACCACCAGCAGTCCGAACAGCTGCCGCACGTAGGACAGGGACAGCTCCTGTTGCGCGGGCCACATCAGCTCTTTGTCGAGCACGGCGGCATTCAAGCTACGGATCGGCGTCGAGTCGAGCCGTGGTTTCAGGTGGCACTTGATCGCGGACAGTGCGCCGGTCTTGCGCTTGGTGGAAAGCGAACGGTCCCTACCCATCCGATCGCCGTACCAATCCAGCAACTGGCCGCACGTAGCCAAGCCGCCGACGGCGACAGCCGCCTCCGGATCATGCAGCAGGCGCTGACGCAGCGCAGGCAGCTCAGCCACCACAGCAGCGGCACCCAGATCAGGCCAGCGGGCGATGTGATTCCACGCCTTGCCCTTCACCAGATACCACGACCCGCGTTGGCGATCCTGCCCGAAGCGCAGGTACAGGCCCGGGTGACGCGGATCACGGAGGTCGTGCACGGCCAGGTCGGAGGCCTGCCGACGGATCTCAGCATCGGACAGTTTCACAGCGCGGGTTTTGCTCATGCGGCGGCCCTCGTTGGTGGCTGGAGAAGGTAGGACCGAATCGCCTCGAGCGCGTCGACCTGCCCGCGACACACGATCGCCAGATATCCCTGCTCGATCAGCAGGTGCAGGTAGGCATCCTGTTCGGGGGAAACATCGGCATCGTATGGCGGCTCGGCCTTGAACTCGATGTACAGACCGAAGTACCCGCCGCGCGCCATCGGCAGCACCAGGTCAGGCACACCGGCGCGGACACCCTGGTTCTTCAGGTCCATCGCAACCTTGACGTGCCGGTGGCCGCCGTTCGGAACGTGGTAAATCAGCTTCGCGGCTTCGGGGTGGCGCAGTTTCAACACCATGATCAGCGCGGCTTGCTCCATCCCCTCCCGGTCAATCCGTGGCTTGCGAGGCTTCTTCGCTTTGAACGGTTTCAGCTTTACCGGCATCACGCGGCCACCTTCCCTTCCGCCACGAGGATGTCGAGCGTTCGAATGATGCCTTCGAGGTGCATTCGGCGCAGTTCGTCGTGGCTGAACTCGGTCCGGCTGCGCGCATCAACAGCGTCATGGCAAGCCGAGCATGCCCAAGCGGCCTGCAGGTCGTTCGGCTTGAGACCTATGCCGCTGCGCGTGCCTGCCAGGCGGAAGTGGGCAAGCACGGTGGTTTCTGGGTTTCCATTGCACAGGCCCGGCACGCGGATCTGGCAGTCACGACCGCGCGCAGCCTTGGTGAGCTTCGTCTGTTTGCTCATCAGATATCCTCACCGGCAAAGTAGCCAACCAGGAAGGTCGCGGCGGCGGAAAGGAACACGACGGCGCCATGCACGACTGAGGTCTGCGAGTAAACCGTCGCAGCGATTACCATGATCGCGCCGCAAACAATCTTGAAGACTTTGGATGCGTTCACAGGCCGCCCCCGAACTGGTATTCAACCGGAACCGCCTGGATGGAGTAGGAGCACTCCATAAGGGAGCAAGCGCAACGGGCCACGGCGATCAGCGCAAAAAGGGTTTTCATGCGGACTCCTTTTTCGATTCAAGCTCGATCAGCAGTTCAAGGAAGTGCTTTGCTTTCTCCAGGTCAGCAAGGCCGCCCTTTTCGCGCCAGCGGGTTACGTACTTGATGACGCTGCCCTCGGCGAACGGAATGCCGTTGGCATGGATGTATTCGATGGGCTGGATCCTCAGCGACTTGTAATGGCCGCCGGCTACTTGCGTGTCGAGTGCGCTCATTACGCCGCACCTCCGATTTCCTTTAGTAGGCTCTGCAGCTGTTTCAGCTTGGCCGTAGCCTGTGCACTGCCCTCGCGCTCAGCCTCGACAGAGAGAGCAACTTCCTCAATGCGAGTGGCCATGGCCTTCATTCGGGCGCTGAATTCATTGGCTAGGGTCACGACCTCGGCCGACAGTCCCGCAAGGGCGTCAAGCGCGTTGATTTCGGCCTTTTTGATGGGGGTGACGACTTCGATTGCTGGCTTCGGCATGGTCGTTTCAATCCTGAGTTTGGCGGTGGTGGCATCGCGCTGGAATTTGCTGCCAGCCGGTTCGCGAATAATCCCGGCGTCTTTCAGCTCGCCGAGTGCACGGCGCACCGCATGGACGGAAACGCAGGTTGCGTTGACCTTCAGCGCTGCGCGATGAATGTCATGAGCGCTCCATGGTTCCTGGATCGGGACGTGCTGATAGATCTTCTGGGCGGTTGAAGACTGGCCCGCGAGCAGCTGCTGGATACGGGATTCGGTGAACGCCATCAGATCCGCTCCTTTCTGGAGTAGCGGTCGGCAAGGCTGGTCACCTTTTCCTGCTTGGGCTGTTCAACCCAGCCGCCGGCAAGCTGTTCAAACCGGCTGTACTGCCCGAGGAATGCGGTGCGGACGGTGCCGGTTTCGATATCCCGGCCCTTGCCGATGATGATTTCCGCAATGCCCTTGGCTTCGGTGTTTTCGTTGTAAACCTCATCCCGGTACACGAAGAGGATGATGTCTGCGTCTTGCTCGATAGCCCCTGATTCGCGCAGGTCCGAGTTGATCGGACGCTTATTCGGGCGCTCTTCGCATTTACGGGAGAGCTGGCTCAGCAGAACAACCGGCACCTGAAGCTCGCGCGCCATATTCTTCGCGCTGCGGGTCATGTAGCTGATTTCCTGCTCCCGGATCGCGCCGGTGAGGTCAGAATCCAAAAGTTGCAGGTAGTCGATGGCGATCAGGTCGAGGCCATAACGGCGCTTGTGCCGGCGGGCCGCTGAGCGGATGCGATTGATCGTCATGCCAGATCGGTCGGATATGAACAGGTTCGCGCTCTTGAGCTTGCCGGCGGCAGACATCAGGTTTGCGCCGTAGTCATGCGGCGCCGTGCCGTTCTTGATCATCTGTAATGGGATGCGGCCTTCGGACGCCATGAATCGGTCCATCAGCTGGGTTTTGCTCATCTCCAGGCTGAACACCATCACGCTTTTGTTTTGCCGGATGGCAGCATCTGAAACGATGTTCATGGCCAGCGTGGTTTTACCCATGGCCGGACGCCCCGCAATGATCAGGAGCTGCTCAGGCTTGAGCCCCTGCAGCTTTGCGTCCAGATCGTCGATGCCGGTCGACAGCCCATCAATGCCTTCGCCACGATCCGCACGGGTCTGAAGCACTTCGATGTAGTCGTCGAGGATGTCCTCGGCCTTGATCACCTCAGCGGTCGCCGATTCGCCCTCGAGCGCCAGCGCTTCGGACTGCGCATACGCGATCTTGTCCGCAGTGGGCTGATCACCGAATGCAATATCGTTGATTCGTGCGCCCAAGCTGATAAGTGCGCGGTCGAGGCTCCGCTCACGAACCGTCTCAGCGTATGCCCGAGCATTCGCCACGCTGGGCGTATTCCGAACAATCTCCGCGGCGTAGGCCAAAGCGCTGCCGCCTTCGCTGAAGTCGCCTACTCGGGCGCCTACAGTGATCGCATCAACAGGCTTGCTGTCCGAGTGCAGCGCCATGATGGCTCGGAATATCTCAGAGTGGTCCGCAAGGTAGAAATCTTCGGCTGAAAGATCGGCGGATAGCACGTCGATGAGTTCAGGCCGGAGCATCATCGCGCCAAGTACGCTTTGCTCGGATTCGATGCTGTAAGGATCACGCACGGTAGTTGCCCTCGACGACTTTCACGAAGTTGGATGGCAGTACCAGCCAATCGAAGTTGCACCGAAACGGCTTGTCCTTGCCAGTGACGGCGCCCATCAAGAACGGACTTGCCCGGACCAGATCGAAGAAATCCGACCAGAAGCCCATGTCCTGGTGAACAGGGCTCTGGTTCCAGCGAGCAGTGATCTTGGCAATGCGATCTGGAGTGAGCATCACGACACGAGGGAACTCAGGAAGCCTCTCGTTGAACAAGTCGACGATCGCTTGAGGCGAGCATTTCGGTTTTGCCTGAGCTTCCGATTTCGAGCCTTCGCCAAGAGGTGATGGTTCACTTGATGGTTCTATTACGGTTCTGGGTGCGGCTGCTGCGGGGGTTTCTGTCGTGAGCTGCGGGGGTGGTGGTGCGTCTGGTGCGGGGTGCATCTCCTGCGGGGGTGCATAAGACGCAGGGGTCAAGGTGTATACCGTCGAACGGCCCATGCGCTCACGGATTTCCAGCAGCCCAACCTGCGTAAGCCACTTGATCGCGGTCTGAACGGTGCGCTCGCCGAGGCATGTGCGTTGGGCAATACGAGCCACGGACGGCCAGCACACGCCCTCATCGTTGGCATTGTCCGCCAGCGAGATCAGGACAGCCTTTTGCGGCCCGCTCATGCCTTGCAACGGCCAGCAGGCGCTCATGATGATAGTGCTCAAATACCTTGCTCCAGCTGATACGCGGCCCAAACACTTGCGATCCACTGCACGCCTTTGGCGGTAAACCGCGCTTGAGCGAATGCGTGTCCGTTGGTTTCACTGGTGCCGGTTTTGAGTTCGAAACGTTTCGCGGCCTGGTGCTGGCTGCATGGGGTAAGGACGCCACCGAGGTAGTACATGACGCCCTTGTCCAGCAGCATCTGGCGGAACTGGCGCTCTTTGGCGTTCAACAGCTTCGCCACCTGGCGGAAGCTCATTGATCCAGCTGCCTCGACGTACTGATCGACGAACGCCACCTTTGGAGCCGCAATGCGCAACTCTTGCGCTGCCGCTTGCTGGAGTTCGAATTGCTCCGCCCACGCCCGGGCGGCGGCTGCAGGATTCGAAAAGTCTGGAAGCGATGGCATGTTCTGCGATTCGAGTTCAGCCCACCGGTCAACAAGCGCGGCGGTAAACTCGGGAGAAAGCTGAGCGACGATCACGAAGCTGTCGCGCTTGCAGATCTGGTACTCAGTGGCTGAGCGGCCCAACCCATCGAGGTATTCCACCGATGGTGGAACACTCACAGTTCGGCGCTCGGCAAGACGTTCGATTGTTCGTTTTACGCTGTCGTGGCGCGAACCGACCAGGTCGGCGATCTCGCGAGAAGACATAACCTGACGCGACATATTGCGTACCCCTGCCAAAACTGACGAATCAGGCGGGCTCTTGCTCTGGGTGGTCGTGGTGTGCATAATCAGACCTCACAAGTGTTGTTGAAGAAGCCGGTCTAGCCACCGGCTTTTTTATTGCCTGCGATTCAGGCGACGACCTTCACCGAAGCTTCGTACTGGGCAATTGCTGCCTTGACGTGCGCGATCTCTTTCATGATTCGAGCGCGCTCGACTTGATCCACCCGACCATCGCTCATGGCGTTATGCGTCTCGACGGTCAACTCGGCGAACTCCAAAGCGACTCGTCCGAGCGCCTGATGAACATCGATGGCTGCCGGAGCAACGGTTTTCGTGATGACGTAGCCGAATTCGCCAGCCAAGGCTTCAAGCGGGCGCATGTCATCGGTGTGCAGCATCAGCGCGTAAAGGTGCTTCACGTTGAACCAAGCATTGTCGTACTCAGCGTTCGCACGCTGGAGCAAGCTGACCGAAGGCATCCCCATGAGGGTCGCGAGATTCTTGGTGTCGGCGTCATGAACAACCGCGTGGCATGCTTTAAGAAATTCCTGCATCCCTAAAACCTCAAATTTGTTTATGTGGCTGCGTGCCATCACGCGTTGCAAAATGTTTCTACCGGCTCAGCTGGCAACGGCCGAAGTCGACGGTTTGTCGTCCGGATACAGATCGGGACGCAGCTCGTATCGGGTTACTTGGCCAGCCACGGCGCGCTCGAAAGGGATCACAAGATCCGCTGGAACGCGCTGATTGCGATGAATGCACTGCCAGATACGTGGCTGACTTGTGTTGCAGCGGCGGGCCAGCTCTGCTTGACCGCCCGCCAAACGGACCACCCTTTCGACGGGTCTTTCTTTCTTCGGCATATTCGTGCCCCTATGAGTCATACACGGAATGATAACTCAAGTTATGGACAAGGCAAACATATGTTATTTGAGTGCCGATAACGTGTGTTTTACCCTTCAAGGCATGAATACGAAGCTCGAAACGCTCAAAGATCGAATACTGGGTAGGCGGACGGAACTGCAGCTGAGTCAGGCGCAGCTGGCCGAGCGCGCGGGCGTCAGCCAAGTGACAATCCAGCACCTGGAAAGCGGCCGCAACGCCACCTCTAAGAAGATGGTGGATATAGGTCGCGCCCTAGGCGTGACAGCGGAATGGTTGACGACGGGCGAAAACGGCCGAGCACACCACTCGAAACCCGCCGTTGACGAATCCAACGTTGAACCCGGCCCGCCTATCACCACAGCCGCTCGAAGGATCGACATCATGGGCACTGCACAGATGGGCCCGGACGGCCACTGGGTTGGCCTTGAGGACGCTGGAGGCTGGGTTGAGACCTGGTCCCGCGACACCGATGCTTACGCTCTACTGCTGCGCGGCGACTCGATGGCACCAGCGATCCGGAGTGGCTGGGTTGCTGTGTGCGAGCCAAACCACAGGCTCGTGCCAGGCGAATACGTAATGGTCACGACAGCTGATGAGCAGAGCATGGTCAAGGAGCTGCTGTTTCAGAACGATGAGGGCGTAAGCCTGATGTCGATCAATTCAGCATATGAGCGCGTGACGATCCCGTGGACGCAGATACAGACCATTCACTATGTTGGAGCCATTCTTGGGCCTAGCAAGGTTTTAGGTCGAATTTGAATTGGGCCCTGAGAAAGCAGGAGAACGCAAAATGGCGGCCCGGTTTAAAGGCACCCTAGGAAAGCCTCATGCAAAACAAAATGGTCCGGCCAAGACAGATGCGGAAAAACCAGCTGGTCGCGGCGCAGAGTGGCGCTTAGGCAAATCCTTGAGTCGCATTACTCGAGCCCTCGACAATAAAAATGAGCCGGCCGCAGAGGCCCCGCTAAGCGTTGAAGAGGCGATGAGGCGCTACAAAGCGTCGATAGCATCTGCACGGGAACAGCAACTAGCCTGGATTGAGTCCCTAGGACCACCTGAGGGCTGGGTAAAAGTTGAAGATCTAGAGGCTCAAGGCTGGACCAGATCTGGTGGTCGAACCGTGGACAGCGCACCAGATCAGGACAATACTGAAGCTATGACCGAGATCACGAATTACCGAAAGGAGCTTGAGCTCCGCGATGAGCTTTTGAGGAAAGAGCTCGTCATTCGCCATGAGGCGTTCCAGCGAGAGCTGGATGCGCGGGATAACGTACACGCCGAAAGAAGCGCCGCTGTGATGTCTAGGATCGACGATCGAGACAAGGTTATCGATTCGAAATTAGACGCGATCGCTACAAAGATCTCCGGCGTCGAAACGAAGGTTGATGGCTTCGAAACGAAGATGACTGATAGCGTTCAGCTGGTGCGGCATTCAAATTGGGCGACGCTTGGTGGCATGCTGACGATCGGCATCGCAATAGTCCTTGGTGTCTGGGGCGTGAATTCGACGATCATCAGCAGTGCTTCGGGAATTTTTAATTCGGGGCAAGAAGCGCAGAAGACACAAGCTGCGAACGAACAAGTCTTGAAGGACACTCAGGAGCTGCTGAGGCAGCTAAAATCTGCACCGGCCCCTGCCCCTGCCCCCCAAGCTCCTGCTCCCAAGCAGGGCTGAGCCCTAACAAGCCCGCCATGCGCGGGCTTTTTTACGCCCGCGATCCAAAAGAGCACATTTGTACTCCATCCGTATTGCGAAATTTCCCGCCCTGAAATACTGTATGCACATACAGTAAACGGAGGTACACATGGCAAAGGCAAACTCGATTCCCCCAGCAGCTCAGACCACTTACGGCATGCTCGGCATGCGCGTCCAGGCGATCATCAATTCTCCCAAAGCGCAGAAAGCCAAGGCCGCGCTGCTGGAGCGATTACCTACGGACAGGCCAGAGGACTGGGATCAACTGCTGGACGAGATTGCCGAGAATGACAATGTGACCGTCGCTCACCGTGACGACGGTCACGTTCAGGTCTTCTGGACCGTACCGAAAGAAGACTGAAATTCGAATCCCTCATTGCCCGCCATGCGCGGGCTTTTTTACACCTATTCAAAAATAAATAACCTTGGTTATTGACACAAAACAAACCTAGGTTATTATCAGCTTCATAACTTGAGTTATCAAAAAACAAGTAGCGGTACCGCTCTTTAAAAACGTAGCCAAGACAAACCACTAACAGACCGCATTGCCTCTACCGGCGACCGGCGTTCGTCTCGAAGCCATTGAGGGGCCAGAGAACACAGGCAGCAACCTGTGCCGGACGAGGATTACCGACCGTGTGAATGACCCGGTAAGCAATGCGCGCCGCCACTCCGGCGGTAATGGAAAGGATTTGAAGAATTAGCGCTCCGAGCTTCGGCTATGAGGAGCGCCGGACCTCATGCGATGTGCCTACTTACCCAGGCGCCTAGGGGCTGTACGTCGCATGTTGTAGTACCTATGACCACCCGACAACGCTGATCGAGCCGGGTGAACAGGAAGCCCCGTAGCCACCCCGAAGACGACCGGCCAGCCCTGCAATCAGCAGCGGGCAACGGGCCAACACGGCTGACGCATCAAGCCGCGACCGACGCCAGTAGCGGGTCGCGGTGCAACCCAGAACGATTCACTGAAGCACCTGGGCGACCGGGTGCTTTGGGAATCCACTGGAGAAAACGACATGAACAAGGTCATCCGCATCAACCTCCGCGGCGAGCTGCAGGTGTTCACCAATAGCGACCTCGGCGCCTGCATTCGCGAGGCTAACCGGCTCAGCACTGAGCGCGCATATCGCAACGGCGTATGCGTGGTTGAGCTGGAAGATGGGCAACGAATGACGGCGGCTGACTGCAAGGCTGCAGCCTGACGATTTCACTGATGCAGCTTGGCGACAGGCTGCATTGGGAAATCCCCCAACCCGAGGAACACCCATGAAATCGAAAGCGTTACTGCTGGCCGTGCTGCTGAGTGTATCAGCCGCCGCCAGCGCGGCACCGCCAATCCTGCGTTTCTGCACCGGCGGCGAAGGCGGCTTCTATGAAAGCCTGGGCACCAGCATCGGCAACACCATCGCCAAGCAGGACGGCGGCGTGGTGAAGGTGATCAACACCGGCGGCAGCGTCGAGAACGCCGAGAAGCTAAAGGATGGGGTGTGCGATATCGCCGTCATCCAAAACGATGCGGTGATCAGCCTGCCAATGCCCGCCGACCTCAAGGTCAGCGACGCGCACACCGAGGTGATCTACTGGCTGCACGGCAAGGCCGGTGTCGACGACTTCGGCAAGATGGAAAAGGACAGCGTGGCGGCCAAGTACGCGTTCGCCGCGGTGTCCGGCTCCGGCGCCCTGGTCACGGTGCGCAACTGGATCAAGACCGACAAGGACTATGAAGGTGCGCGCATCGTCGAGTTTGACGACTGGTACAGCGCTGCTGAGGCGGTCGCCCAGGGCTACGTCACGAAGGCCGGCGTGCGAATCGAAATCGCCGGAATGCTGTACATCGGCCGGTCCGGGAAGATCCCGAGCGACATCACTGCCGACTTCAGTAAGCAGATCATGATCGGCGAGGTGAACGACAACTCGTTCGAGGATGCCAAGGACGCCAACAACAATCCGCTGTACACGCACTGCGCCGTCGACAAGGAAGGCCAGAGCGGCCTGGAAACATCGACCATGGGCAAGCCTGACACCTACTGCCTGCGCGCTCAGATCGTGTTCAACAATGATTACCTGAAAAGCATGCAGCCGGAAGAAGCGAAAAAGGTTCGCCGAGCAGTCGACAAGGGGATCAACAGTGTTGTGAAGGTGGTGCGGTGATCAGCCGCCTACTTGCCGTTCTCCTGCTCGGCTTCGCTCTTCTCGTCGCCGCCAGCGCTATACACATCGTATCCATTGCCTACCTGGTAGGCGTTCTGTCTGGCCTGCTCCTGGGCATGGTGATGTGGTTCCGGTTCAGCCGGTGAGCATCACTTCTGCCCATTCAGCGAGTGGGCAGCGGGATGGTGTCAGCCTCACCGGAATTGCCGCTTCACGGGCCTACGGCAATGTAAACAATCAGAGTCCCCGTCAGAAGGTTGGAGACCTTCCCGATCACCTCGAAAGAGGCTGCATCGGAATGTCGGCGCCCCATGAAAAAAGCTGATCCAGGCCAACTGTTTGTATGCGAACGGGCGGACGTAGTTAGGCATCTTGGTCAGGACCGACATTCCAATGCAGCTTCAACACAAACCCATCCGCACGGAGCATCTTTATGGAACAAACCCTTCAACAACTGCTGGCCGAACGTGTCAGCGCATATGCCCTATCCGATCGCCCCCGCGAGCTGATCGATGAGGGAGTCGACAAACTGTTCAAGGATGTCGTGCAAGACACTTTCCGGTCTTACGGAGACTTTGGCTCTGCGATCAAAGAGGCGGTCAAATCTGCGCTGCCGGCGAACGTGAGCGACATGTTCGAGCTGCAACGATACAACGCACTGATTGCGAACTCTCTTCGGCAGCGGTGGGAAGCCGCTGCACTGCACTCATCGATCATTGAGCAGGCGGACAAGACGATCACTGAGCTGCTCACTGGAGGCGGTCTGATCACCGCAGAGGTTTCGCTAACCAAGCTTCTGAACGCATTCATTGATGACCACAAAGAGCGAGCAGCAGAAGAACATTGGGAGCGGCCAGAAATTCGCATCAGCGAAGGCGACAGTTACGGCACGGACAGGAAATTCCTACACATCTATTTCGATCCGCAGTCGGAAGAGTCGGCGCGCAGCGGCTACCGATCATCCGCAAGAACCGATTACGAACTGAAGCACAACCTTCATGTGCTCATCAAAGGTTCACGCGAAACCAAAGATCACTTCCGTAAATGCGACGAATTCGGTGAGGTTTACTCGGCCTCGCTCGACGACAAAAAAGTGTCGATCAACATGCAGATCAGAAGCGAGTGGGAGCGCATGGTTGCATCGCTCTACTTCGGCAACGCGCTGCTGGTCATCGACTGTGACCCTGATGATCTCAGCTACGGATTTGACTGAGCCATCCTCCTGCGCATTCACAGAGTGCGCAGTGGGATGCGGAAGACGCATCACCGTTGGAAGGCAATCGTGCCAGGCCAATGATCTTTATCGTCAGGAGTAGTAACCATGACTGTAAACATCAGCAATCTTACGATCGCAACACCGGTAGCAACATCCGCAACCAACCCGGTTGCACTTGAGCTCAACGGAGCCCAAGCCATCGCGCAGTTCCCCAGCGTTGTGACGGTCCTCCCGGACGGCTCGCTGCAACTGTCCGCGCCAACCAAGGGCGCTTCCAGCAAAAGCACACACCGGACCCGGTGCGAATGGAAAGAGTCGATCTACTGGTCGCTCGCCAGTGCTTCCGAACACATCAACTATCAAGAGATGACCGTGACAAAGGTCAACTCTGCTCAGAAGGTCGTCATCTCACAGATGCATGTGAAGGGAGACGACAGTCCAGCGATCAAGGTGTTCTGGCAAAAAGGGAACATCACTATGGGCTTTCGCCAGAGCTACAACCAGACAGACCCGGTCAACACGACGGTGCTCAAGGGCGTTCCGCTCGGCGCGAAGTTCAAGGTCACTATTCGAGTCGCGTCGTCCGGCGTCGCGCGGGTAACTGTGGACTACAACGGCAACATCGGTACATCGGGCGATCTGCAGCTCGATGCCTCTTGGAGCTCGCAAGTGTTCGACTTCCACGGCGGTGTCTACAACCAGATCGATTTCACCGACGCCACCCCGGCGGAGGATGGCTCGATCTGCATCATCAGTGATCTTGTGATCTCCCACGCCTAACCAGCTGACAGCCGGGAAAGACCGGCACCCTCGTCCCGTCCGCATCGGCAGATGCCAGGCCTGTCGTCGTTGGCAGGGTTTGGTCACCCGTGCCTGGCATCTGACCAATGCGGAAGAACATCCCGGCGAGGCGCCGGCCACCTGCATTCACCCACGCGAAGGGTGGCACCGAATAGTCGCATAGCCCAATCAGGTGCAACGAACTCAAGAACGGCGAGCGCCCGCCATCATCCGGCGCGCACAACACGGAGGATTTGCAGTCATGTAAACGACATTGAACCCGGCCTACTGCCTCACGCAGCGCCAGGCGAATCGGTTCACGTACGGAGGCGTACTGAACCCTGGATGAAAGAAAAGCCCGGTTTCGACTGGGCTTTTTTTCACACGGCGTTTACCCGCCAGCGCTCTCCCCTGCGCCAAACGGCAAATAGCAGGCGGTCAGAGCGCTGACGAGTACACGCACCCATCTGAGGAAAGGACATGAATCAGACCATTCAACAACAGCGCGCAATTCTCGATGTGCTGCTCCGGCGCACCGCTGCGGCCCGCTCTGAATTCAACGCAAAGCCGCGCTTCGTGGTCATCCCGCACCAGAACAACCTGTTCGGCATCGTTGATCGTGAAACCGGCATAGAGCGCGCAGAGGTCGCGGGCCACAACAGCGCCTGCCATGCCGCTCAGAGCTTCGAGAACGTGGCGGACTTCACGCAGGCCGCGCAACTGACTGTCGGCAACTTCGCACGGTTGATGCTGCGCTGGACGGCTGCCTTCACCGCGATCCTTGCTTGCTTCGCCGCGCTGGGGCAGGTGTCGTGAATTTCTCGCCGCAGGCTGATCCCCGGCAACAGATCATCGCCAGCCTAAGCGCCCAAATCGAGCACTACCTAGCTACCGGCAAGCGCGTTCAGGACATCCCATCTGGCGTAAGCGGTGAGGTGCCGTTCACTGCGATTGGCAATCACCCTAAGAATCTCAAGGCGCGGCGCGACAGGCACGAGCCTCGCGTCCGTGAGCTGGCAGCCGCGGGCAACACCGCCTCGGCAATCGCCACTGCCATCGGCATCGACAGCCGCACCGTCCGGCGCATAGCCAAAGAGCACGGCATCGCCTTGGCCGAACCTACCTAATGCGCAAATAAACAACCGCGTGCACCAGCGCCGCCGGCAAGCCTGGCTGGACTTGCCAGCGCAGCAGATCAAAGAGGTATCCCATGGAAAAGACAGCAGCCGCGAAGCACTCGGCAGCGTACCGAGAGCGTCAGGCCGAGATCAAAGCAAGGATGGGCATCGAGACACTGAAAATCGAGGCGCCAGCGAGCGTACGCTCAGCAATAAAAACTGCGATGGCTGAACATGGTTACAGCCAAGTTCAGGAGTTCTGGCAGGATCTGGCGCTTTCGTTTTTGGCAATGCCGCGCGAAGAGCAGGCCCGGCGATTACGTAAGCCTGACGCGCCAGCATTTGTCGTTTCACCGAAACTCGCGCGTCAGTACATTACGAAAGCAAGCGCCGAAGTGGCTTCGAATCCTGGCGACGAAGTCATTAAGCCGGAATGCCAATCTCCCTTTGGAACTTCTTCCTAGCTTCCTCAGCTTTGAGCTCGTCAGGTTCAACTAGCCGCCAGACTTCGTTCATATTCTTCATAAGCCTGACCATGCCGGGAGATTCTTTGATCATCTGAGCATTCTCGGATCCTGCCAGCTTGTCGATCACAAGCAATATTTCGCCAGAAATAATGTAAGTGTTTTCCACTGATACTGCGGCTATTTTTCGGAGGTGCTCTTGGATTTGCTCCACTTCCTCGCGAGCCTTGCGAGTCGCTTTAGCATCGCGCTTTATTGATGCTTTCCAAAGCGTAACCTCCGTCATGTCGTCACCGAAAATCAGCGACCCGGATACCACAAGCCAGACGACGGACACAGCTGAGAAAACATCAAGCCCGATTCCATGGAAAAAAAGCGCCACCGGCAGCCCGATTATCGCTATGGCCAGCAAGGCGAAACCACAACGTCCGGATAGACCGACACCTTCATTCGACTTTTCCAACACTACTCCTTGACCCGGCCCCATGCCGGTCACCACGTATAGCCCACCACCAACCTATTCGCCACCGAACTTTCGGAGGCTTGATTCTGTTCGGAGATTTTCA